CCACTCGGCCAAGTAGGTCATCTCGGGAATGCCAATATTCATCACGATCAGCATCGGAAAGGCCACTGCCCACATTAACACGAATATTACGATCATTGTCTACTCCTTCGCATATTATAGCACCCAGGCGGCCTGAATTACGACCAGTGCCTTCTTCAAATCCTACAATATTTAAGTCCACGGTCATCACGGGTTTCCATTTCATCCAGAAACTGCTTCGTTTACACTCGTAGGGTGCATCTATCGATTTGATCATGATACCTTCAAAGCCTTGGGCCACGGCATCCTCGGCAAATCTGCGCATGACATCTTGTCCTTCTGCGGTGCTGAGATCCACATCCATGCCTGGCATGATTCTAAGATTTGTTTCAGCTTCGATCTCCTGTCGGTTTATCTCCAACATCAAAGTGCGTTTATGTTGTTGAGCATTCCAAAATCCACGCTCAAAGTCTGCCAAAGGAATCACATCAAACACATAGTAAGTCATGTCCTTGGTCTTCACATCACTCTTGCGTTGCGCCTGTTTCATCAAGGCCTGAAAACTTTCGCCCACGATTTCACCATCCAACACAAATGGTCCTTTGGTTTCCAGGCTTATTCGATGTTTGATTCGATTAAGTTGTTCTTGTATGTCAGGAAAATTTTCAAAGATCTTGCCGTTGCGACTGTACAATGTCACACGGTTCTTGGTGCATAACGCCAGCACACGCACACCATCCAGTTTACATTCAATGCGTTTAATGCCCTTCATCTTGTTGGCGTGATCGTTGCTGTCTGTGGCCAACTGGCAGGTGAATACTGGAATTTTCCATTCGGTCTTGCCCAGGATCTTGTTGAGTGTCTTTTCTGAAATGCCACAGCGTAGATCTTTGATGATGACTCGTCGACATAGTCCGTTCCACTCTTCGCTGTCAAACTGCTCGCTCATGGCCAGGATGGCGTCACGTGCATCATGTCCTGTGACGCTTCGAGTTCTTAAACTTTCTAATAAACCCCAGAAGGCTGGCCAGGGATTAGCACGCCCTGTCAGGCCATCAGTCTCTGGCACTTGACGCACACCAAACACATGGAAGGGGTTGTAGGCTTCATAGCAGTTGAACAAGAAACATTGAGCATTGGCGCTGCCTAACTTGGCCGCCATGAGTGCTTTTTCAATTACTTTTTCTTTGTGTATTCTGCTGTCTGAGCTTTCGAGATCGCGGATCCAGTCTGCGGCCAATTTGAGTCCTTGGAATTTGACATCTTGCATGTCTAACATTATTTACTCTGCTCCAGTTGGTGTTTATACTCGCGCTTTAACCAATACTTGTACATGCGGAAATAGGTTGCTGCATCACAGGTGGGAAAGCCATAAGCGTTGGCTTCGTCCTTATGATCCATATACATGCGTTGCAACCATAATTTGAAAGGGGTCAGATCGCGTTTCATTTCCGCTCCATGATACGTCGGATTGCGGCCGTGGCTTCAGGAAAACCCTGGCGCTCGCGACTGCTGACCACGGCTTCAATCAGTTCCATCTGTGTTTCGTGCAAGCCACCCACAAAGGTCATGATCTGATCTCGGGTCAAGGTCATTTTGATATTTCCCAAGATCTGGCGTTTGCGATTGGCACTGGGCCGTTCTTCATAATCATCTTCAAACACGGTTCTTCTCCTGTTCAATTTGTTTCAGCAGGTCAGCAATAAATCTCTTGGCCAGTTCGCTCCAGATAGCACTGTCTATGATATGGAATCCAGCTTGTCTGGCAATCTCGCGAATCTGCTGTTCGGTCATACCAAATCTTCATCACATTCACGGGCAAAGATACGGGCCACATCTTCCTGGGTCACGTAGTCTTTGAAATAGATGTAGGTTTCCGCCTGGGTGCGACCACGTGCCTGCCACTCCATGATTTGGATTTCGATGTCTTTGTAGAATCCCATTATTGTGCCTCCCCAGCATAGCGACTGTGCATCCGACCAAGAAACTCTGCATCGGCGTCGGCGCACCATTCAGCGTACTCTCTTGGGTCGATCACTTCGGGTTCATCGTCAATGACCCAACCGGCCTCACGCAATTCTGCACGACCCGATTCGGTCTTCTTCATGGCATCCAATGCGTCATGGATACCGTTGATCTGTGCTACCAAGTAACCACGATCACGCCACTGCTCAGGTGTGGCACCACGTGGACGCCACCCGTAAAAATCCTTGTGAAAGTCGCTGTAGTAGCTCTGTAATTCATCTACTGATAAATCTGCAAAATCGCTGTGTGCCATACTATGCTCCTTTATTGTTTATAATACTATTATAACAAATGGGCCTTTTTTGGTCAATCCCACGACTTTTTGTCGCCATACTGCTCGTTGTAGTCGTAGCCGGCTAGATATTCTTCAATTTCAGCTTCATTGAGCTCAGTGACCTGCTTGCCGTGCCCAGTGCCTTCTGGCCACCAGTGCGGATCACGGGGACGACCATAATATGAATCTGCCGATCCACGGTCAAACAGGCCACCATGCATTTTGCGATCAAACTGTTCGCCACGCAGGGCCTGCACGATCTTTTCTTGTTCTGTGGGTTCTAACATTCCTATATACATTATTGCTCCTAGTTTCTAACTATACATCCATTATAACCGAAATGCCTTTATTGGTCAACCACTTCCACATAAACGATCTACACGTGGTTGTATTTTATACACAAACTCATCCACACTACTTTCAGCCCACACAAGCAAACGATAATCAACCACAGCCAATCTGAAATAAGCTATAGAGTCGTCGCGATCGCAGGTCGTAAACATTCTATAAAAAAAATCATGACACATTTTCTTATAGGTGTCATTGATTTCGTCAAGACTTTCAAAATATCTTGCCAACTCTAACAGTTCGTGATCTAAAGTCCTCAAATCTAATTGATCACTGAAATCCATCTGTTGGAATTCAGGACTCCGGTGCAATGCCAAGATTTTTTGTGCCGATTCGCTTAGTAAGTATTCTCTCATATGCCTTTAATTAGTATGGTCAACCATTGTCCCGGACTTAGGATTTACAGTATGTTATTACATACTAACCCTGGTTGGCGCCGGGTCGGAGATTACTCTATATGTTGCAGGCCGAGAAAAAACGGTCCTGATCGAATCGTTGATTTGCTTCTTTGCAGGCACTGGCTACTGCAACCGCGGCCTGGAGACGAGCATGGGGATCCATGATTGAGTTGATATACCTGGCGAGTAGTTCGAAATGTTTCTTGGACATACTGTGGCTCCTTTTGATTAACTATACTGCTATTATACAAAAAGGCGAGTTTTTGGTCAACCGCCCGAGTTAGTGCTTACTAACTTTATTTCCTGGGCTCCAACTGCACAGCCATCACAGGCTGACAACGGGTGCGGATCTGTTGTTTCTTTTGTTGATATCTGACATGCAATCTGTCCTGAGTGGCCAGGCAGTTGATGTGCTCGCGATACCCGCCCCAGATTTCAAAATCTGGGCTGCTTAGGGATAAATGCACGATCAGGATCCATTCAATCATGGCAATATTTATAGCCAAGAAAAAGCCCACAAAAATGTGGGCTTGTTCATCCCCAGACTTCCTGGTATCGTTGCATAGCCCGGATTCGAGCTATCAACAATCTCAGTCGTATTTCATCTGACAGTTCAGATTCTTCGACTGGTTCCAGTTCTGGGCGACGATATCCAACATGAAACCCGCAGGTCTCATCGTAGTATTGGACATCATCGTCCTCAAAGGCTAAATTACTTCTTTGCAGCGTCCTTGGCAGGAGCAGCCTTGGCATCGCTTTTGGCGTCAGCCTTTTTGGCTTCTTCTTTCTTAGCAGGAGCAGCGGCTGCTGGCTTTGCTTCTTCTTTCTTGGCAGGTGCTGTTTGAGCCATTGCGGAAAGTGCGAATACGGATGCTACGATTGCGAATAATGCTTTCATTTTAATTTCCTTTAGGTTAAAACACAGTTGTATCCTGTGTTATATATTTAACGCCGTAACCTGGATCTGCGTTGACTTTTTTGGCTAATTATATGATTTTTTGGGCAGATGCCTGTGTTACAGTGAGTTGCGCTGTGCCTAAATCTGCTTGAGGTTCTGGATATTCTTCGCTGATGGTGATATCGGTTTGCAGTCCGGCTTCATTTAACCTTACCTGATTTCTGGCTTCACGCATGGTGCTAATAATGGCCTGCCCACCTTGAGTCTGTGTGTTAGCTACACTTTGTAACACAAAAGCTGTGCCGCCTTCGACTACATCCAGTCCATCGTTGGCCAAACTATAAACAAGGCTCCAGGGGATATTATTTGGTATCAGATTGGCAAACTGTATGTCGGCAAGAGACAGATTAGTTTGTTCGGTGATCAATTGATCGCAAATGACATTGAACGAGACAGTGGTGTTGGCCACCTGTGAAGGATTGGCACTGACTATTGATGTCACAGTGCTGACCATGGCTGGATTTAGTCCGTCACTGAAGGCATTGGCTATACTATTGCCAGAACTGTTTCCATAATAACTTCCGGCTCCAGGTAAACCTCCAGGGATTGTAGTGTACCAGTCTCCGGGGCTCATAGGATCCTCTGCAGTGTAGACTCCGGTGATGGTAGTTTCCATTACAGTATAAACACCATTGGTGCCATTGGTCAAGGTTAAGAAATCACCTTCACTGGTCATGCTATTCAATGTGCTTGTAGTATTGTTTAACTGACTGGTAATATTGTATCCTGTGATACTGCCTATTAGATCTGTTAATAGCAATAAACCATTTGGTCCTGATCCTGTGGCCAAGACCTGTGTATAAAAGGTTACCACATTGGCCGGTAATGGTTGTGTTAAATTCTCTATAGCGTTCAGCCCTAGATTGCTTTCTAACCCACTAGTGGCTGCAGCTAGACTGGGCAAGTTGCTGTCAAATATATTTTTAACTTCTTCCAACCCGGCTTGAAGACCTTTGTTGGCCAAGGCCTGATCTGGCGGGATAATTTTGCGCAGTTGACTATAGGTGCTCATACTGTTGGTTTAGGAATATTTTGCAAAGGATTGCCTGTAAGTGGCACCAACACACTAGGTGGTAACTCGGTTTCTAGTCGGCTGTTTACGGCCCCGGCTTCGTTGATATATATTCCCCGCAAGCCATTGGCAGTAGGAGCTGTCAAGGTATTGAAACTACGCGGAAAAATTTTGACTGGATTTAACAAGTCCGCCATGGTGGTTAAATTTGGGGTGGTAACTCTCAAAATATTCAATATCTGTTGTAGCTCTACTCCACTGATCCGTGTCATGACTTCGTAGATAGTTTTTTCTTGTCGTTCACTGAATTCAGCATTGACGGAATTTTCTACTAGATCGGCTGGTAACCCCGCTTGCAACAAGGCAGTGTTCAAGGCCGGTGTAGTGCTGGCTATGACTCCAATCTGTCTCAATAAGGCCGCGGGGCTACCTAGACTATTTAGATTATTTAAATCTATCAACAGTCCTAGCTGTGCTAAATCAAGACCAAATGCAGAAAAGGCTTGACTGATACCACTGATGCCACCGGTGCTGAGATTATCTTGTGAGGTAAAACCTAAGACGTTGTTGACATTTGTGGCATTGAGTGTGGTTTTGATCAAGCGGTTATTCTGATTTACATATCCTTGAGCCGAAGATAACACCTGTTGAAATTTCCCCAGATCGCCATTGCCTAATATATTGTTGACTTCTGCCAGCACAGTAGAAGTCAAAGTAGCCGAGCCTAAATTACCTTGATAAGCCAAAGGTACTGCATTAGTCAAAGCAGGAAATATGTTGGCCACAACGTTTTGATTGACATATCCAGACTGTGTAATATTAGCAAATCTTGATACTACAGACACAGATGTATAGGAGGAAATGGCGTTGCTGAGATCACCATTGGCTGTGATAGGAACTCCGCCCACGTTGCCCAGAATGCCTGCACCGGCAATGAGATTAACGCTGCTAAGGGTGCCTATCACTGCCATTATCGTGCCCGCACGTTGAAACTACCACCAGATCGAGAATCACGACAACTATCTTTGTCACCAGTTAGCACCAAGGGTATACCATTGGCACGAACTGAAGACGATCCGCCCACTACACCTACTACCCCAGCACAGTGTATAGGGAATTTGGGATTGCATCCAATGTGTGGAGTGAACGGGGTGTTGGGTTTGAGTGCGGGTCGGCCATTGATCAACACATTATTGTGACCGGGACCCAGAGCTACGCCACCTTTTGAATTTAAATCACCTACTCGTTGCACTCCAGGCATTTTTTATCCCATTAAAATTTTGCTGTTTCTCACTGGTTTGATCCCAGTTGTGGCTTCCACATAGCTGTCTTGCACTTCATCTCTGCTGACAGCCATCAGGCTCACTTGTGATTTATTTATAGTCACGGCTTTGTCAGGATTTGCAGTAAACAAGGCAAAAATCATCTGTATGCCTTCTCGCCCCGGAACCACGGTTAGTGGGCGACTGATGGTATAAGTTGCATCATCTTCTGCGGTGATTTTTGCTACTATTTCGTCACCATTGGCGATCTTGAGAGTGTAAACCTGATCTAATTCTACTTTCATGTTATCCTTTAAAATGTTTTCGTAATTCCGTAAACCCACCAATTAACTGCTCGTCTAAAAATATCTGCGGCACCGTGCGGGCATTGGGTACTGCTTCTAAAAGTTGCTCACGTGTCCAATCTGAGCTGATGTTGCGTTCTTCAAACTCAATGCCTTTTAACTTGAGCAAGTTTTTTGCTTGATCGCAAAAAGGGCAGGCATCTTTGCTCCATACTATGGCTTTCATAATCGTCTCCTTGATTGTTATTATAAGCTAGGTAATGCGTTGTAGTCAATGGTATCACTCATGACACCAATTACATAGTTGGTTGATTCGTTTTCTTGTAATGCAGTTTGTTTGTTGCTGGTGTTGACATGCTTGTTGAACCATGGAATGGGAGTGGTTTTAGGAGCGACGCCTTGATACTTGACCCCAATATCTTTGAGTGCATTAACTGCGGTATAGTCTACGAAGTCACGCAGGATGTTGGCATTGAGACCAATCACTGGCCCTTTTTTGAACAGGTAGTCAGCCCAGGCTTTTTCCTCGCGGATCACATCCTGATACATGGCATACACTTCAGCTTCACATTCCTGTTTGGCTCTAGCAAAACGTGGATCTTCTTTGACCACTTGGTTGATGATCCAGGCAGTCCAGTCCTTGTGCAGGATCTCGTCTTGTAGGATCAAACTGATGATGTTGCCGTTGCCGATGAAAATGCGATTCTCAACCATGGCCAGGCTAGTGGCAAAACTGACCATGAAGCGGAATGCTTCTAAACCGTAACTGGCATTTAGTGCCAACCATATGGCCTTGATGTGTTCGTGTTCATCAAACTCTTCCTGCAACTCTTTCCGGCAGTTGATCATATGCAGGCGATCGTAATACAGTCCAATGGTCGATGCCATTTCAACAATCTCTGCGGTGTCATGTATCTTGTTGAATTCTTCTTTGGGCACATTGTAGATGTTGCGTATGATATGGCTGTAACTGCGGCTGTGGATGTTGGTTTCAAAGAAGCCCCAGTTGTACATGAGTGCTTCTAGTTCAGGAATGCTTACCACAGGTGTGAAGACCTGTGTGGGGCCACGACCTTGCAAACTATCCAAGGCAGTCTGACGTAATAAGTTGCTGGTAAAGATATGACGCACAGTATCGCTGGCTTCTTTGAAGTCTCCGGCATCCTTGGTCAGGCTAATTTCTTCTGGCACCCAAAAGAAACCGCGTGCCTCCTGCTCAAACTTGACGACTTTGTTGTATTTGACTTCTTCAAAGCGTTGAATGGTTACCGGACCGGCAGGATCTAAAAACATCTTGCGGTGTAGGTAATCTGTTCGTGTATGTAGGTTGTATTGTGCTTGGCTCATGTTGTTCTCTTTATAATTTGCATGCTAGACAATCTTCCTCTAAGAGGTCGCTGTCGGGTTCTTGTGTGTGCAAGACCTGTGGTGCTTCGTCTTGACCTTTGGATCCTTGTTTGTTGATTAGGCTGTAGTAAAAAGTTTTTAAACCCCAACGGTGTGCCTGCATGAGGTTGGTGGCGATCAAAGTGGTGGGCACCTTGCGGTCAGCAAAGTGCGCAGGATTGTAGAACGTGTTTGTTGAGATACTTTGATCCACATAGGCAGCAATCACAGCTGCTGTCTTCAAATAATTTGCACAATCTCGTTGTTCCCACATGAGTTGGTATCTATTTTTCAACTTGTTGTACTCTGGAGCCACTTGTATCAAACTTCCTGCTTTTGATTCCTTGACTGTGATCAAGCTCATGGGCATTTCGATGCCATTGGTTGAGTTAATCACGACCGATGACGACTCAACCGGAGCCACGGCCATGAGTGTGGCATTACGTACACCATGAATCTTCATCTTCTCACGCAGTGATTCCCAATCCAGTTCTGGTTTAAAGTTGGCCAATTCATTGACATCCTGTGCGCGAAGTTCCCAAGGAAATTTTCCTTGACCATAGCGTGTGAGTCCGCTGTGACTGCATGGTCCACGTTCCTTGGCCAACTCAACTGTGGCTTCTGTCAAGTAGTAGGCTTGATGTTCCATCCACGACTTGACTTCTTGCAAGGCATCTTTCTCACCATACCGCAAACCACGTTTTGCGTGCCAATATGCCAGATTAGTAATACCAATGCCCAAGGGCTGGATCTCTTGATTACTCAGCATGCTCTGGATACTCAAATAATCTTGATAGTCCAGTATATTACATAGACTGCGCTGCAGTATGCGGCAAGCCCGACGCATGTCTTCAGGATTACGGAACGCACCCCAGTTGATTGATCCCAACGTGCATAGAGCAATACGGCCAGCATCGTCATCCAGGCGGCGAAAGGGCTTAGTAGGTAATAGAATTTCACAGCATAAATTTGACTGATAGATAGTATGGTGCTCAGGATCAAAGGGTCCCTGGTCTATGACATTGTCAATAAACACCAAGTATATACGACCTGTATCAGTTCTCTCCTTAAGTATGCCGCCTTTGAAAACTTCTTCGGCACCGATCACCTTCTTGCGAAGGTCTTTTCTTTTTTCATACTTGATATATAACTCTTCAAATTGTGCTGTGTCTTTGTAAAAAGCTTCATACAGGTCAGGCACTTCGTTGGGATCAAAGAATGTTATGTCTTGTTTGTTTTTGAATCTTCTCCAGAACATGGCATTAAGCACAACCCCATAATCCATATGACGCACTCGGGTTTCCTCGGTGCCTTGATTGTTTTTAAGCACAATAAGATCGTCAAACTGATAGTGCCAAATAGGATAAAATACAGTGGCAGAAGCATTACGGATACCTCCTTGTGAACAACTACGTAAATCACCAAACCATTTCTTCAAGAATGGTATCATACCTGTGTGCATGACTTCGCCGCCGCGAATAGCGGCTCCTAGCGGGCGTAAACGGCCAACTTCCAGGCCAATGCCGGCTCGCTTGGCCGCATACTTGGCCATCATCTCCCCACTAGCAAATATGCTATCCAGATCGTCGTCGCTGCGGATAAGAACACAACTACTAAACTGTTTAGTTGGAGTGCCAAGACCAGCCAGCACAGGTGTAGCAAGAGTAAATAGACCATCTGACGCACAGTTGTAATACTCGCGGATGAAACGCATACGTGCCGATTGAGGTTCTTCCTTATGAAAGACCGTAGCGGCCGCGACCATATACCTAACTTGTGGAGTCTCATAGATCTCCTTCGTAGCGCGATTGCGTACAAGATACTTCTCAATAAGCTGTTCAATAGCTGCATATGAATATTCCTCATCTTTTTCATGGTCGATGATGTCGTTCATACGATTCCAGTCTTCTTCTGAATACCATTCCAGCAATTCTGGTGTGTATAAACCTACTTCGACATTGCGCTTGACAATCTCATACAGATGCGGAGGCTGATAACTTCCGTACACATCTTTGCGCAACATTGATAATCTTTGTTTGCCAGCCACAAACTGATAGTTGGTGTGACCTACATCTGGGTTGGCCTCCACATCAATGAGATCCACAATGGCACGCAAGGTGATACCATCGATCTCTTGAGTAGTAATGCCATCATAAAAATGCAACTGTGCTTTGATTTCCACCATGGATTGACTTACATCTGCAATCCCTTGACATACTTTGGCGACCTGTGCTTGCCATTTCTCAATGTATAGTGGCTCTTTCACGCCGCTTCTTTTTACAACTGTGATCTGCGTCATTTCTTCTCGTTCGTTTAAATTGTTTACTGCTATGCTATTTGTTGTTGCTGGTACCGCCGATGTATTTGAAACTCTAGGTTGGTATTTACAACAGTGTTGAGTTCCCAATTAAGTATATATTTTTCTTTTCCTACCTGTACTAAATTAGCACCATCTTGTGTTAAAACCAAGTCGGCAGGTGCCAAGTCTGCACGGTCAAGCAAAGTTATAGTATACAGGATTCCTAGACCTCGTGCAACTTCGCAATAGACGTCATCGTTCAAAAGTTGCCAAGGATCTGGCCAATTGGACAAATCATCCCAATGCAGATAATATGGACGCCAGGGTGCCCTAAACCACCAGCGATTAATTTCGGTCAAAGCAGATTCTGCTGGAAGATTTTGGCACTGGTCTCGTAGGAGATTCCAGCTGGTCAGCCGACCACTAAAAGTTTGAGGCCACATCAAGATATAAACGAGCTAATGTATGAAATTGAATACCGCATGATGGCACCATAGGGCCCAGAGGTATAACTAACAGTGATAATACCACTGGACTCGGTGACACTGAAATTAATGGCTGTGACAGCGTTTTCTGTGTAGTCATCAGTATAACTGACTCCTGACACGCTGTTGCTGGCTATAGTCAACGTACCAGTGCGATTGGCACCACCTCCGCTACCGCCCTGTAACGTATATCGAACAACTAGATTGCCAACCACAACAGGCATGACAAAAATTGGTACAGGACTGCTTTCGCTGTCATTTAAATTGGCACTCTCGGCAGATTGTGTGGTAAACGATCCCAAAGACAAGGATCGACCATTGACCGTGGCAATGCTTTGAGTTTCAGTCAAGTCTACTCTAGGCCAGACCGTGGCAAATGCATCAGCACGTTCAAACATGTCACTGATACTGACATTGTTGTTGCTTTGAATACTGATGATTGGTCTATTAGGATTGGTCGGGCCTCCAAAGTGATTGCCTACATCATAAAAGATATTGTGACCGGATGCATTAAGGCCGACAGATCCAAATATGATTCCTTCGGCATAGATGTTGTCAAATTGATTGCCCGTTATGCGCATTCCTGTAATACTACCATTGACAACTATACCTTGATACAAGGTATCAAATTGACCATTGGTAAAAGTGGCAGACCGCATTTCCTCGGCGGCGTTGGTTCCGTAGGTGGCGCCAAAAAATTTGCAACCATCAAACACTATCTGATCGCAGACATAGGCCACTGTGGACCGGAAAGCGATTGCTTGTGTGTTAGCAGCAGAAGAAGTCAAATCAGCCGTGGTCAATGGTCCTGCGAAACTCACGTTGCTGAACTTGTAATTTGTTGCGCATTCAACTATAAACACATCCACGGTGGGATCAAGACTTCTAAAGCCCATGTTGACTATGGTTACATTGGTTGGCGGAGTTGCACCCCCAGACCCAATGTTGACCCCTACCTGTTGTAAACTGTCTGCAGAACGGGCCACACACTCATGCAAGGTACTGTCATCGCCGATGTCCAACTGTATAATAGAATTTTCTATACCTTCGCCCCACAAGGTAGCATAGGGCGGAATGTTTATGCTTTGAGTCACACGATAAACACCGGCAGGGAAGAACAAACTCCTGCGGATCTGTGGGTTGGCTTCTCTGCAAAACAATTGAAACAAGGCACGGTTAATAGCATCTGTATCATCAGTCAACCCGTCGCCTACTGCACCAAAATCCAACACGCTGGCAAATTGATCCAACCATTGTTGTAGGCTCAGAGTGACTGGTGTGCCTGCGGTAGGACCAGTTTGCACTGTATAACCAGCAACTTCACCTTTGTATGTGTAGGTTGTGGACAAGTTTAGAATATCTGAAAATTCTGTCAGGATTTCGGTGTTGCCTACCACTGGGGCACCTTCTTCAAGAGTGCCGTTGCCTATGTATAATTGGCGTGTGTCAGTGCTCCAACCTAGTTCGGCACCAGCTAGTTGTGGTAAATTTTCTGCCAAACCCTTGCGGTTTGTGATTTGCGATATTTGTACAATGGCCACTTGAGTTGTCCTTGAATTCTATCCAGTATTTAGCTGGTTTAGACTAGTAGATAGTACTGCTCAAGTCTACGCCACCAGGCATCAGCCCAGTGGTCAAATTCGGCGTTTTCCAGCACAAATTCTTGATATTCTGGACGTGCTGTAGGACGTCCCTGTGAGTCCACCGGTGGTTTCACACACATCAAGACCACGCCCTTGCGTATGTTGGTTCCGTAGACTTCGTTGTGTGCCAAGGCATAGGCTGCCAACTGTAGGAAATAATCTTCAATCCACTCTCTGCGTTTGGGTTTATTGGTCTGTTTGTAGTCCAGGATACTTTCTTCGTTCATGTGCAAACCAGCACCGTCTGAAGTCCCGGCATACAGTTTGGGGAAATATAAAGGTATTTCTACACCCCAGAATTCCTGCACATTTTTCAAACCGTCGTCGATCACAGTCTGTGCCATGGCATGTGACGCCCAGCCAAACGGATTTGATCCTTGATCTTTTAGCTCGCCAGTTTTGACATAGTGCTCAAGATAAGTGTGCATTCTGGTGCCACGATTAGCAGCCTCCGTAGTAATAGCCTGTGCCTGTGCGTGCCCTACTCGGTTGCGCCACTCTTGCAAGGCCTGTTTCTTTTCTTCAGGTTTGGTCTTTTCCAACACCGTGGTCACACTGGGCAATTTTCCTCCTGGAGTGTCATACAGCCTACGTCCGTCTTCTGTAACCCTGTTCAGGGGTTGATAATCAAACTTAGGATTGTACAAATTAGACTCGGAAACTTTCCCCGCAACCACAGCGGTCTTTTTCTTGCGGATTGGAGAATTCAAATCCTTCATTTAGACCATTACGTATCCAGTCAATGATCAAGCCATCCAGGATAGGCAAGCTCTTGGGATCAACCACTATCTTGAACCCATCACTATCAAATACATAATCTGTGCTGTCGGGATTGTCTACATATTCCAGCACATAGGCCAAACCCGAGCAACCTGTAGTTCTAGTGCCCAATCGTATGCCAATGCCAGCTCCGCGTCGATCTAAACTGCTGAGAATCTTGCTGGCGGCTCTAGGGGTCACATTAATCATTGGGGTGTTTCTTTTTGTAATCTTCTATGGCCGCCTTAATAGCGTCTTCCGCAAGGATCGAACAATGAATCTTAACTGGCGGGAGCGCGAGTTCCTGTGCAATTTCAGCATTCTTAATTGCGCCAGCCTCGTCCAGCGTTTTACCCTTGACCCACTCCGTGACGAGACTACTACTCGCAATCGCCGACCCGCACCCGTATGTTTTAAATTTTGCATCTTGAATGATTCCATCTTCAACTCGAATTTGTAATTTCATTACATCACCGCAGGCCGGAGCTCCAACCATGCCAGTGCCTACATTGACATCACCTACGTCCATCTTGCCTACGTTTCTGGGATTTTCGTAGTGATCGATTACTTTTTCTGAATAGGCCATTTGACTCTCCTAGTGAAATTATAACACTATATGTAAGTATTTACAACAGTTTTGACTAAACCGGTTCCAGGGTATATTGTTTTCGGGCTTCTTTTTTGCTGACAGCAAATAATCTGTTTTTGTAGTCTAAACTTTCTGGACAAAATTTACACATTTCTAATTGATCGTCAATGGTAGACAAAAAATCCTGGCCTCGTTGTGTATATTCATAGGGTGACAAAGGTCGGTAGGAATTCAAAATAACTCTGTCTTTGTCTGAGATATCAAATCCGTGTTGTTTATCAAACTCTGGAAACAGTGCCGCTGGCCCACATTTATACAGCCGTCCTTTGATCATATGATAGTTCTTATGTCTGTGGAATCCGCAACTATTGTGTGCCACTTCGGGTCTGCTGTTGTGAAGTGTGAACTTGCCGGCCGGGTCACGTTTGATTGCACTGTCGTAGAAATCATATTGTATCCACAGCGGAATAGCAACTTTGTTCTCATCTATCCAGGCAATATGCGAACCAAACTCGTTGCGGGGATCATCTTTGTCTACTTTTGTAATTTTGCCTTGAAGGAACTTGTGGACTTCAGTTTCAAATTCATCAATGGTATTGGGGTTGTGCCAACTGATACCCATCCAATTGCCATTGGACTGTAACGCTTCGTAAAGTCCTTTTACGTTGTTTAGGCGTGTGCCATTTGACAGTATCTGCACATTGGTTTGAAATATACGATTGAGTCCATAGATCCAATCTATGATGTCAGGATTTAACAAGGGTTCGCCGCCCAGCAACACCATGTGATCAATGTCCACATACTCGGACCATTTCTCATAGTCGGCTTCGTAATCTGCCCAACGTTGCCAGCCAGCGAAATTGTAGTTGTTGAAACGATTGCAACCTTCACAGGTAAGGTTACACACATTGGTCACATAAAACTCAATTTTTGAAAATTTGTGTTTGATCACTGACGACGTTTCATTGCTGCTTTGGCGTTGGAATCTACCACGGCACGGGCCTGATCCACACTCATGCCCGTGGCAACATCGGTATCACCTTTGAATCGCACCACGCCCGAGTTGGGTTCAACAGGTTCTAACAAGTTTTTGAGAGGTTCTTGGTTGACCATGTCACCTAAGTTTTCCGGAGTGACTTCTACGCCCACACTTTTTAGAGCCTGGATATAAGCATCTTGACTCATTTGTTTGCGAGCACTTTCGTCTTTGGCACGCCCAATTAGAAACTTGGTAATGGCCGCTGCTTTGTCTGCGTCAGGAGCAACTTTTGTATCTAAAAACTCACGTATCAACATTATCTACGGGCACGACCCAATGATGCGGCTGGTGTTTCTGCACCAGGCTCTTCAACATCAATGTCAGTGACATCAATTTCTTCTTCACCGGGCGCTGGTAATTCGGCTGGCATTTCACTGCCAAGACCTTGATCAGCTGTCATGTCAGCGCCTGGTACAATAGGAGCTTGACCTGTGACCACACCTAGTGCAGCTTCCAACTGTGTCTTGGCACCTTGTAGATTTTGCAACAAGCCTGCCAAGGCCGCTGTGGCATCAGTGTTGAACTGCATGGCTTGATCTACGCCAACTTCATTCTTGATCTGATCTACCAAGGCTGGTAGGTCTTTGAACTGCATGGCCGAAACCTGTTCACTCATCTTCTGCACTTGGTCTACCATGTCTTGTGATGCCAAAACAACTTGAGCCTGTTGAACTTCACTTGCTTCTTTGAGTCGTTGTTTCAAGCTCTTGCGTGTTTCCAGCATAGCTTTTTCTTTTTGTATCGCAGCTTTTCTAGCCGTTATGTCTTGAGCCTGTTTGGTCAACTGTTTTTCTTCATCGTCGAGTTGACGTTGCTTTTGTTGGCGTTGCAAGGTCATAGCAGCCTGTTGCTGTTGAGGGGTTTGCTGTGGTGCAGAACCTGCGCCTGGTGCCATGGCCTGTGTTGCCAGAGCTTGTTCCATGACTACTAATTTCAAATAAGCGGGATTTTGCTCACTGTTGTGGAATCCTGGAGTGCGGCGATGTTCTGCAATCATGGCACGCACACGCTTGAGCATGCCACGGGCCTGAGATGGTGTGACCGCATCAAATTTAACTGTATTACCAAAGTAGCTTTCAAATACTTTAGCGGCTTGCTTTGTTGGGTTGGCCACGGCCAATTCGTTGAGTTTCATCTTCAAATCCTCGTTGTTGAACATATTTAGCCCACTTGACACATTTGGTCAGTTGATTTTCCAAGAGTTTTTTGTGGATGATCTTGCTTTCTAACTTGGCCAAAATAGTTTCTCGCAACATAGGATCACGGCTACGATCACCAATACCAGCTCGAGTGGCTATGTCGTGGGTCAAATAAGCCAATTTGCGGTCGGTTTCCAGGAGTTCTCGGGCTGTGTTGTAGGCGTGATGTTTGTCGGCTATGCACCAGCTCAAAGCCGAACGAGTAGAGCTGAATGTGCCCACTTCTGTGGCGGAGCAAAACACTGTATAACCTATTTTGGCCGGTGAGATCCTGTAACGGTCAAACACTTCGTATACCCCGTTGTCGTTTTTCCAGATCATGTTGGGCATGAGATCACGAAATTCCTGGCGGAACATGCGATCAAATTCAGGACTAATCATTGTAAAACGTAGTGTGTTATAAGATAAACAGTAGTAGCAAGCAAGGCACCAATTACGCCCACACCCCAACCAATCAGCTGGTCGGTGCGCTTGTCAGCCATCCTCTGCACCATGTCATGCACTTCGCGCAGGAGAGTTTCAAGATGGTTGATCTTGCCTTCCACGTGTTCAAATCGGCCTTCCAGCTGATTGTAGCGTTCAGCACACAATTCCACGTGTGCTTCCAGGCTTTTCTTTTCGATGTCTGTAGCTTCGCTCATAATCAAGTATTTATGGATACTGGTGCAAACCAAATATTCTGTCGTGGGCCATTGGTCACCAAATACGGCTCAATGTCAGGGTGATTGTTAAGTTCTATCAACATGGGCACACCTTCTGCATCTGCACGCAGAACCTGTGTAGGGTCAGATTCGTCGCCATAGATACCTTCGCTTTCGGTTTCAAATTCAAACATCCAGCGTGTGCCAGTGATGTCTACCACTGGCTCGGTAAGATCAAACAACTGTGTGCGCAGGCCTAGGATTTGTGTTATGGTTTCCCAGTTTCGTTGCTGATTGCGGCTGCGATTCCAACTTTCAGTGTCACAGATTTCCTGATCAGCACGGTCACGAAATGGCATGCGTGTGATCTTGCAATGTCCAGTGACTCCAGTGGCTGTGATATCAAATTGGGTTTGGCACATGTATCTCATTCTTGTCGTCCCAGTTCATATATGAGTTCAACCTGTTCACACAAACGGTCCAGTTCGGGATTGTCTTTACGGGCTTGGAATATGTTCACCCAGCGTTTTTGTGCTTCTAGTTCTTTGAGTTCTTGTTGCAGGTTGGGGTCTTGCCAATGCAACTCTCGTTTGATGGTGCCAGGTTTTCTGGCATACACTGTGCGTCCGCCGTCAGGGCTTTCGAATATGGTTACTTCTGTGACTTTGCTGACTTCCATGGTGTATTTAACTAGTATAACAGGTTGGGCTACAAAGTCAACAAAAAACCTGCCGAAGCAGGTTTGATGTGTGAACAAATTCAACTGATTATAGATCAGCCAAGTTTGTGAATTCAGCAGAACCAGTAGCAGAGCTGATACCGATTGTGCCGTTTGCAGATTGTGCAGCAGCCAAAGCTGTAGCAACGTTAGCAAATGCGCCAGTTGGATATGTAGCAACTGCAAGAGTTGTACCTGTTGTTACTTGAGCGATAGCTACAGTAGTTGTCTGTTGCAATGCTTGTAACACGTTAGCAACGAAACCATTGACACCACCTTGTGCACCGATAGCAGCATTAGCTGTAAAAGTGTAGAAGTCTAACTTAGGACCAGCTGGGTTGAAAGGACCCTGTTGAGCAATGTTAGCTGATTGTGCAATTGGACCGTTTAATACGTCTAGGTTGAATACTGGTTGTGATCCGCCAGAAACTTTAGTGATAAATGCCATGATAAATCTCCTTAATATATGGCCTCAATGGGCCTACTTTTATTTATACCTTTTGGTAAAAATCAGGACTTAGGTTACCAAATTGGGGTTGTTTAAGATTTTATTTCCAGCACTGAACCCAAATCTGTTGACTAGCTTGGCTCGCCCTGCAGGAGTGGCCAAAACCCAGCCTTCTTGTCCAGGTTGTTGGCGATCCAGTTGCGCCAGCATGTCCATCTTGATTTCATGTAGTAGCAAAAACGCCGTGAACGCGGCTGTGATTCCATCCATGTTGCTTCTGGGGCTCTGCAGGTATTCCACTATGTTGTTGTACTTTCTTGGTGTGACATTTTTCTGCAACCAAGCTCCAAAGTCTGGTAATAAATTTTCATAGTCGGTGGTGATACGGCTGTTGATGTAGCGTTTGCAAAGTGCTGGCAAATCGCTGAGTTGTGCGGCTCTGAGCTCGCCGGGATTAAACAAGCTGTTGATGTCAGCACCGTGCGAGCTGATGACTGCACGCAGTTGATCTACGAGTTTTTTGTTGGGTGTGACATTCTTGATGTCTTTGACCGTGGGCTCAATTATGAGCAGGCCTGGCACTGGATCTAGATTTGCACTTCTTATAGGTTCGGCTGTGGCGTCGGCAGTTTTGTATCGGGTATGCACGGCTATGCCCACTTCACTGGCTCCAATGGCCTGTCCCAGTTTACTTGAGGCTGGAATGCGATATTCCACAAAGTTGGGCTTGAATTCATAGTTGCCCGACACTTCAGGAGGAGTTTCAGTATACAGCAAGTCACCTTGCAAGTATCCGCGGAACTTTTCAGGTGTAGCAGCTTCCAACATGGGCCATAGCTTGGCATAAATGCCAATCAGGTCGCCACGTTCTCCGCCACGTTGACTCATGATACCGGCCAACTGCGCCATGCTGGTGGCACGACCTGCATAGCCCTTGGCACCAAATCCACTTTTGTCCGTCAATACAAATTGTCCGCGTTCATCTCTACCCCAGATTATAGCAGGTTTGCCATCCCATTTGACTGTGGTTGTTTTTCTAGTGTCTTCGGCAGCGTCCTTTATGATTTGCATGGCTTCTTCTACACCACGTGTGCCACGATCAAATACTAGATCTTCAATGTGTGGAATGCGTGCTTCAGCTTCCATCAAAGTTTGCTCAATCAAGGGTTGCATGCCTTGGTTTACAATTCTGTCTCTCAGCTTGGCCAGGAAGTTCACATCACTCACGGGCCGATATAATTCTGCGCTTTCCAAGAATGGCAGGCCCTCACGCTTCATGTGTTCACGGAAGTCGGACAGTTTAGATTCGCGTTCAGGATCTGTGCTAAGAGCTTGCAGTATGCTTTCCACCGAAGCTAGGTCCTGGCGTGTGGCTGTTTTGTTCAGTAGCATCTTGGCCACTGCATCTGGATCATCCGAAATGATTTTGTCTGTGACGCGATCCGCTATGCCAGCGATTTGATTTAATTTATATCCCATGCTCTTGGCTATGCTGTTCATGAGCACGTTGCGTTCTTTGCCTTTGTATTTGGAATCGGCAGGCATGGCACCCAACACAAACTTTGACCATGGCACATTTTTCAAGAACATAAAGTCGGTTTGAACGTAACCCTGGTCGGGTGTGCCATTTATTGGAGTAAGGAAGTGTACTGCTGTGCCACTCTTGCGCACCCACTCATCGGGTTTGAATCCATGACTGGCAACCCACTGTTTGAGTCTTGCTTCAAGTTGTTCTTTGGTTACCTGGCTGACATCAACAGCAATGTCAAGATCGCCCGAAGTGTCTTTGATACCAGTGCTGCCTAAAGTGTTGTTTTGTAGATCCAGTCCAGGTAGTAGTTCTTCTAACCATGCCAGGGTAGATTTGACATCGGTTTGATTGATGCGTTGGGTCAGGCTACGACCGTCGGCATCTTTGAATACATTGCCACCTTCGTATAGTTGCATTATTTCAGTCCAAACGTTTGTTTGATAGCGCGAGCCTTGACCGGATCTTGTGCCATGGTCTTGATACTTTCTATGGCCTGTGGACTGATCACAGTGCTGAGTGGACTTACCCCTGCACCAGCTGTGCCATACCGAGCACGACTGCCTTGTCGCATCTGTGCTGACAGTCGTTGCATGGCCTGCATGGCTATGGTAAAGTATTGTTCTATGGCCTGGGTATCATTTTGAGTGATTATGGCCGGCAAAAGTTGTGCTAGTTGCTGTGCCACTGCAGGATCTGCCTTGCGCACCTGATCCAAAGTCAAGGTCTGATTGGTTCCGGTGACTTGCGTTGACAACTGCTTGTTGACCCAGTCTCGGAATTCTTGAGCTCGGCTTCCTGTGAGAACATTTTTAGGAGCGGCTGTGACAGACGATCTCACTTTTCCACCCGGTGGCGCAGTGGGTCCCGCAACTGCCGCAAACCCAGTCTTGGCTGGTTGAACCTGTGTGGGCGTGGGCTGTGGTAGTTTGCCCTGGGTGCGCATCTGCGCTAGAACTTGTGCGTCTTTGGGATTCTTTGGATCCAAGGTCTGGCCACCAATGGTTATGGGCTCGTCCTGTTCTCGCACGGTCATTGATCGTCCTGTGACGGGTTTGACCGTGGTGCCCAACTGCGGCGGTGCGTTGACGTCAATGGTGGTTCCAGGCACCGGTTTAGTAGCGTATTGCCCGGTGGGCTTGATGGGTGTGGGTGCCGACTTCAATCGTGTTGGGGGCTTGGGCTTGCTTTGCAAATACTGTGTCCACTGTTGTGCCAGTTCGCTGGCTTTTTGTTTTGTTTGAGCGGCTAGCCGTTGAGCCTGTTGTTGATCTATTGCTGGTTGTTGTTTTTCTATCTGACCGCGATAGTATTTGTCCATGGCTGTGGCATAACCACCGGCTGAAGCAAGTCCGCCGGGTTCGGCGGCAGCAGCCTGGAATTTCTGGAAGGGCTCGGTTACAGCACTTTTTATGTCTTGGCCAAGTGTGCTCAGCACGCCTTCATCTACACGTGCCAGTGTAATCTCATGAATTTGCATCGGTGCGTCTCACTGTGCGGGTAAATTTAGCAGGATCACGCTGATTGATCGCGTTAAGCAGTTTTCTTTTGAGATTTTCAGCTTGATCTGCCGGATAAGTTTCGTCGATCTGCTCTAGCAGGCGTATTGCACTAGCGATCACATTGCTGGCGCGATTTTCTATGACGTGGCGCTGATCACGCTCGATGTACATAGCATCCAGTTCTTCTAATAGACTTCTTGTTGTTTTCTGCATTTTGTGCCAGGACCTTTTTATTATTTATTGATTATAGGGCCAGATCAAGAGCTTATTTGCGTGCAGATATTCTGCCAAATTTCCACACGGTCAGGATCATAAGGTTTCCATTCCGTGTTGAAGATAAAAGTTTGTAATTTTTGTTGTAAATCCCTGTCTATTTGTAGATTCAAAGCAGGTTTTATGCATTCAACAATAAAGTGAAAATGCATCTGTGGACTGGGTTGGACTTCTTTGCCTCGTAAATGTTTTTCTGCGTGGGTCTGGCTGAATAGTTCCTGTTCATGTGTGCTGGTAAACCAGTAATCACAATTTTGATTTTGTAGATAATTTTCTACCAAAATTTTTTGATTTTTTTCACGCAGTTGTGCCTGCTGACTTTGAACAAAAAAATTATGATATTCTTTTATTTTTTGATTTTGACTGGCACTGGATAGCCACCAGGTGCCAGATAAATTAGTTTCAAAATTAAAAAAATACACAGGGTCTTGTTTGGCCATGCACATCCAATGATCATCCTGTAGCAATTTATCAAATCTGTTGGCTTGAGCCCATTGAAAAATCACCGAATGTCCCTGACAAGACGAGTTTAACAGTTGATCTATTAGAAATTCATTACCGGCACCTATTCCAGATTTGACAACTACTTGATTCGATGGCAACAATGCCTGTAAAATTTGCGGCCATTCGGGCCATATATGGCCATGAGCATATCCGTCTCCAAAACAAAAAATCTTATTGGTAGACATAATATTTGTCTAAATTGCACTCAGATTCTGCTTCGTAAAAACGTTTGAATGGAATTCCATTCCAGATATTATCTTCATACAGGAATTTGTTTATACTTTTCCAACGTTCAAGATGATCGTTAATTTTTTCTGGGTATATCAGCTGTTGAAACTCGATTGAATTTTCTACAATCTCTGAAAATTCTATGTTGATCACATTTGGGTGAAACACAGGATCAAATGATTTGAGATAATTTTTAGCAGTTTCTCTTTCCTTGTCAATCCTGTGTTGCCCTTGTAGGCTAGTCCACGGAATTGATTTCAAGTAATAATGATGATAAGCTCGTGTCCAACGATACAACTTGCTGCGATAACTGGTAGTAGTTACTGCTATTACACGATTAAACATTGACAAATCCAGTTTTCCTGGCCAGCAGTGTGTGCCAACCCATGTTGATTGATCACAGTTTATTTCCTGTATTTTTTTGATCAGATCCTGAGAATCATAATCCACAAACTCTGTGTCTGCATCACCTATCTTGCCAAGTGCATGATATATTGAAGCGATACCACCATTAGATGCAACTTTAGAAAATGTTTTGTTCATGATGTCACATAGTAATCCGCCACAAGTGTAATGAGGGAAACAAATTAGATTCATGTGGTTTTGATTTTTCCTAATAATTGTTTGAGTTTGGCACTCTGAACATCTGCTGTGATTTTTCCTGTGTTTTCTATTGAGTCCGATTCTTGTTCATTGTCTGTTGCCGACGGCAAGGCACGACTCTGTGTACGGATACTGCTCAAAATATCTGGCTTTTTGAAAGAATTTACAGGACTAGCATCTTCACCTGGATCAGTGATACGCATGGTTTCTATGTTATAATCCAAGTCAATCTTTTGTCCTACACCTGTACTACTACGGCTCTTCATACATTGTATTTGATACTTGCCGCGTTCACGCATGGCACGACTTGTAAAGATACCAAACACATTATCCGCTGTATTGATCTTTGAAATACCGCCCGAGATATGACTGTGATCAAATTCAATTTCCTCCACGGCACTACGATTCAACTGACTGGCTGTCACAAATAACACGTTGAGTTCTTTGGCCAAGTTACGTAGTTCCTCACTCACATACTTGTCTTTGACAAACAAGTCATTGGGGCTGACTTTGGCACTCACAGGCATCAGCAAGTCTAAATAATCACACATGACAAAATCCACTTTCAATCCTGTTTGCACTTGCACTTCTTTGATGTAACTACGGATGTCATTGATGTTGCTTTGTGCTGGCAGAGCTTTGATACGATACTGTCCGGCTTTCTTGCTCACAAGCTTGACCTTGAGTTCAGTCTGATCTATGTCCTTGCGTATCTCTTTGGTGCTCATGCCGGCCAACATGGCATCAGTTCTCAGGGCACATAGTTCTTCACTGAGTTCTAAACTGATATACACACCCGACAGTCCTGCCTGCAACCAACTGAGTGCTATGTTCATCATGACCAAGCTCTTTCCAGATCCTGATCCGCCTGCAAAAATGTTGAGTTCGCCACGGCTAAAGCCACCATACAAGATCTTGTCCATCTGTGGCCAACCTGTTGACACTTGTCCGCCTGAATTAAAATACTTGTTGATACGTGTTTTGGGATCGGACCAGTAGTCTGTGCCCATGTCTTTGGTCAACGATATCTGTACAGCATCTTTGATCAGTTTCTCCACAGGATCATACTCGCCCTTTTCCAACAAGTCTGCACTTTTAAGAATGGCACGTTCTAATTCTTGACGTCTAGTAAATCCTTCAAACTCGGTCATGAACCACTCAAAGTGTCCTTCGTTGAGATCTGGAATATGATTGAGTGCAACACCAGTGCTGGCTCGTATCTGGTCTGCCGTGGGCAGGGTCTTGTGATCGTCACTGTGCCGGGCGATAAACTCAGCCGCAGGTCTCAGACTACGATCAAAGTTTTCTGGATTGTAGATGTTCTGCACACGCACATAACTCTCTGCGTCTTGCAACATCATTTCTAAGAATAGGCGTTGGACTTCAAGTCCGTAGTCTTTTAACAAATTATACTTTCTAAATAATTGTAAACAAATTGATTGCCGGCAGAATTAAAATGATTAATTGTTCCAGGATGATCTATTTTTGTCTGATAAAACAAGTTCATTGTAATAGATTCACATGCTACGTTGAACCCAGAACAATGGATTTTCTGTATTTTTACCAACCTATCAATTTTTTCAACCAACAGTTCATAAATGCAATTTTGTTGTCCTTGATCATAAAAATATCTGTAGTAATAATCGGCGATCTTTTTCCAACATTTATCATTTAACGCATCGTTCGCTACCATATCCATGTGAGGGTGTGTTTGTAATTGTCGAGATTGAAACTGCACGTGGTTTGGCACAAATACACGATCGGGATTGGTATGAAAAATAATTATTGTGTCGGCCTTGGAAATTTCCTCTATGTTCTTTAGTATAATATTATAAAGTCGGTATTCTGAAATTCCTCGTTGACTAAAATTTTTTACATTATAGTTATTAGATAATTTAGCTACCCAGCTGATGTCATTGCCAGTATCTGCAGAAAAACTATCTCCAACAACAACGATATTTTTTAGTTCAGTTGTTTTAATAACCATTTTTTTCTTAGTTCTATTTTGATTCGGCTGGTTTCCCGTGCCTGCAAGATAGTTATCACAGTGGCCAATCTGCCCCAACGAATCACAGCATCGTTGACATCTTTTACATCAGCGGGCCACTCGGGCATGCTTACACTCCACCCTAGCTCTAGAGCACGATCCACCAGTTTCATTCCGGCCAGGTCCTGATCAGGCACCACTATGACTTCTCTATCAAGACTGCGTATGAGTCGGGCCTGTGCATCATTGATTTCGGCATGCAACACTGCCAGGCCACCTATGCTGAGTGCATCAAACACACCTTCTACCACTAGGGCATAACGCCACGCCGCACCTTGCAAGTCTGTGCCAAACACATAGCCCGGCTGTGTGTCATGGATATACTTGGGCTGACGATTGTCCAGCATACGGCAACTGTAGCCTACCACACGATTGTCATAGGTAAAAGGTACAATGACCTGTGGTCGGGTCCAGTGTACCTTGTCAGTCTGCAGCACTGTCATCACAGGGTAGTCTGCTGGCACACCACGAGCACGCAGATACTGCCAATGCGTAGGATGCACTGTGGTGACCAGTTCTGCCGCAGGTGGCAGGTCACGTTCTTCAAACTCTATGCCCTGCAGGGTATTGCTAACACGTTGACGATCAGTCAGCAGGCCTTCCATGTTTTTGTGTCGGAGACTTTCCAAGTTGATGCGTTCTACTTCTTCTGGAGGTACACCCAACCATGACAGCAGTTTACGAGCCTTGAAACTGAGATTGCGTCCCATGATAAAGCTGGCAGTGTAGCCACAATTGAAACAATGATAGCTCCAGCCCGCATCGCTTGTTTTGATACCGCCACGACTACGTCGATCTCGACTTTCTCCCATGTGCTCACAGCAGGGTGCATTGAAACTGATCCAACCCGAAGCACTGGGCTTGCGTCGTGCGGGCAGGTAAGAGATCACATCAATCATGCTGTTATTGTAACATGATTTTTGGTAAAATTCAACAGTGTTTGGTATTATCTATACAATAGATCAACCACATAACCGGTGCTGATTACCACAGCAGCGCTGGATGTCGACGGAGGAGCAGGACTGACCACGCTGGTTGAGCCGGCATTTGGTAGATACCAATAACCACTTCCGCCATTGGTCACTGTAATCCCTGTGACCACACCGCCCGAGATGGTAGCTTCTGCTGTAGCGCCGGACCCGCTGCCAATGATGTTGATCTTGGGCGGTGCTAGATATCCGCTGCCACCGTTGACCACGTTGATGGCAGTGACTACACCGTTTTCTGTAATGGCCGTGGCCAGTGCCGGAGTGCCAGGTTGATCTGGCACGGCAAAAATGCTGTTGTTGAAGCACAATCTAATTATAGGATGCCATCCCACAATGTTCATGTATATGGTTCTGGTTTCGTCGTAATAGGTAGTAGACTCTGTGACGTTGTAGAATATGCTTTGATAGTTTTCTGCGGCCTGTGCTTTGATCGTGCCTGTGTAACCCACCAAGGTCATCTGCACTGTGGTAACGCCTTTGGTGGGTTCAATAAAACTACTGAAGTATTCGGTATTCAAAAAACTGTTGTAGTAATTTCCACCGTTGGGGTTGCCAGAATAATATGGATTGGAAGGCCATTGAGTCCAGGCAATACCATCTGGGCTACCCTGGGCGCTGAGTTTGATAGTGGGTATTGTGAGTGGTGCACTTGGCACATACTGTGGCAAGATGCTGTCTACAATGTTTACAGGAGCACGGGCTCCGGCCTGAGCATCCACAAACACTGCTTCTACCAAGTTTCCACTGCTGCGTTGTATGCTGTAGTTGGCTGGTTGTGCCAAGACTTCTAAAAGTTCTGCGCTGGTCAAGGTTACTTTGGCGCGGCCAGTGGGAGCATTCAAGATCACCATGGGTTTTTCTAAAAGTAAAACATCACCCTCGGTGCTGATCACTCGGAACAGGAACGTGCTACCTGTGATGTTCACAGGTTTTTCTTGCTGGTTGATAAACTCAAACAGGAGCACATTATCAACACCTTTGTTTATGGTCAGGACTTTGGCGTACACAGGATCATACCTATAGATAAAAGTTTCGCCCGCACCTGTGTCCATGAGCAAGACTCTGGTGATCTGCTGATAGATATAGACTTGGGTTGAATACATACAGAGTATTTAGCGAAATCTCGACCTGGCTCAAAAACGGTTTGGTAAATATCCGTAACTTATGAGCACTGATTTTTTTGCCCAATTAGCGGAAAAGTATCCGTTTATTACCTTGTGTGTGTATGCCACCACGGAATACGTGGGTATCATACAAAATCAAGACGATGCCATTACTACCATCTACGATTTTGGCGCCATACAAGACATAGAAATCAAACGCCGGTTCCTAGAACTGGCCAACATTTGGTGGTGGGAAAGCAACAGAACTGTGCCCATAAACATATTCTTAAAAGGTGAGTGGGACGTTTTCCGTCCTTATCTACGCACATTTACCAACAAAGATCTAGAAGTCGTGCATGGACCCATATGCAGTCTCGGCGAGATCGGTAGGAAAAAAAGCAAAAGAAAAAGTATTACTTTGGTTCGTCGAGTAGATTAATAAAATAATCAGCTATCTTTTTCATGCCACTGGAATCTGGATGTTTTGATAACCCGGTGATGGACAACATGTTAAAATTATTTAAATCTATTACATTTTTGTCGTTTAGCAGATATCTATAAAAAGGATCATTGTCTATTTCTGGATTATAAAAAGATGGACCGGCATAGATCAAATATTTTATGTTGTTAGTTCTAAAAAAAGAAGCCAGGCCAATGATACTATGAAATAAATTAGTATTCAAAGCATCAATTTTTTGCAAAATTAAATGTTGTTTGGCATACTGAACAATCTCTTTGGGCCAATGTTTTTCGTCCATTGGATTTATAGATTCAAATTGATCAAAGATTTGTTTGTCTATGTTTTCTACCTGGTCATGCAACAATCCGTACTTCCACGCATTCTCTTTGGTAGGCTTACCCGCATATTCAAATCGTTCTTGATGAGTCAATTGGATCATGGCCACGATCGGTTTTTCTTGTTTCAGCAAGCTAACGCAATCTCTCATTGCAGAACGAATGATTTTGCTATTACAATTTCCAGGAATAGCTTTATCCTGAACCATCCACTTAAAATGTTTGGCTATCAATATAGGATATCTTTCTGATCTCTCAATATTATAGTTAGCAGTATAACTACATCCATTGCTGTATAATATGGTCATGTGTTTAATAAGTTCATGTGCAAGGCCACCAAGGCTGCATAAGAAATTGCATGCGATTTCTTGAACACAAATCCACGGCTGTCATCCCCATCCCAAACCGACTCAAATACTTGGTCCCAGGGACGATTTTGCAAGTGTGCTTTGCCAGGTCGTATGATACTGATAAAAGCTGCCATCCTGGGGATGTTGTCGGGTTTCATTGACTGTAGTAAGTTTGGGTAATTGCCTACATGAACTAACTGGCTGGCCCAGTCTGCGTCGGTCCACAATCTTGTCCAAGGCGCCTCTTTGGTCAGTATCTCTTGGTAGTGTTCTGGACTTTGTATTAATTGATACACCGACATATTCAATAGATCAATTTTAAAATAGCCCAGTTTTTCTGCTTGTTCATAGTCAATAGTTGCACAAGCATTGATTGGATCGTAGGGAATGTCAGTGACATATACACCACTGTTGTGGCGACGCACCTGTCCTTGATTTGATTGTCGTGCCGGAACGGCCTGGATTAATTTCAACAACTGATCTCTGTCTGCAAGATCAATATCGATGTCTGCGCTCATGATTATTTTTATTGGTCAGTTTGTATTTTGTTTCTATACAGCAAATGATATTGTATCCAATCTTCAGAAAACAAATCAACCACTGCTTTTCCATTTGATCGCCAAACATAGGTGGTAACTTGATTGTCTTGTTGATCGTAAAATGAAAAAATTTGAGAAAGAATTGAATTAGATAATTTTATAGGTCCTATTTTCATTTCTAACACCTTTACAATGTATCCAGGTAACACATTATCGATCGCAATGGTAAGTTGATTGGGCATGGATATACAAAAATTAATCAATGATATTGATTGATTATTTGTTTGATCAATCAATATCTTTCCATGCCTATCAAAAATTTTTAGATCAATCGCCGGATGTGAGAATTCAAGCAGTAATTTAATATTAGTAGACTTCAATGTTAAATCCTAGTTCTTTTGAGCATAAATGTACCAATTCATTGTGATATTTTTTTCTCTCTTCGATGGTTATGGTCTCAGTCTGCCATTTCTTATTTTCTTTGATAGGAATAATTTTATGTTTGTCCATATTCTTGTGTAATTGAGTTCCGGGTATGATCTCTGCCGGAGACAAAAATAATCTCGAAATAACATTTTTATAGTGTGCTCTATCTCGAAACCATTGTTTGGTAAACTCATAATCTTGAAGAGTTTCTGAAGGGTACCCGGTTATAATCATTAAAATAACTTTTACATTATATTTTTCGGCCATTTGCAAATGATAATCTATGTCAGAATTTTCAAATGTTTTGCCTAGTTTTTTTCGAACTTCGGGCACGATACTTTCCACGCCCAGGCTCAAGGTAGCATGGGTGGCGCCCATTTGTCTAAACATCTCTTCGGTATGTTGGCTTTGTTGTCGTATAATAAAACTGGCATTCCAACTTATCTGCTCTGGCCTATATTTGTCCTTGTTGTAGTCGTCCATTAACTTTAACAATTTTTTAAACTCTCGCAGATTGCCATTGGTAATGCTGCTCCTGAAGTCAAAATCTCTCATGTTATATTTTTCCATTTGATATAACATTTCTTCAAAAATTGATTCTGCATCTCTGGATTGAAATTTTTTCCAATACTCAATCACGTCACAAAATTCACAATTTCTAACACAGCCTTTGGCGTCTACTATCGGCATAAAGTTTTGAGAATACAGATAAAAATTATAATCAGACCAGTCTGGATAAGGCAAAGAGTCCAGATCGGCGATGGGTTGCCAGACATCATTGTTTATTCCAGGAAAAGTACAATTACCTTTTACATATTCAATTAAAGATTGATCACCGTCGCCGGCGATCCAGTCATCTATTAGATTTAATTCTTTTGCAGTGTCTCGGAAGGTCGTATCATCAAAATTCGATACTGAATATTTGATACCAGGCCCTCCAGCCACTATCTTGATTTCAGGGCACAAATCACGTAACACAGCACACAGCCAAAGTGTAAAATTTTGACATTCGTAAGTTAGTAAACTCAATGCAATCACTGTTGGTTTTAAATCAATGATTCTATGAGCACAATAAAATAATATTTTTGAAATTTCCTGAGTTACCCAGTCCTCAGCTTGTTGCTCCTTGAAAAATTTTAATAGATTGTTGTATTCAGGATGAGATTTGATTTTTAACAAAACCTCAATGTTAAGATCCAGGGCCGTGGCTTTTATACCAGATAGATTCAAAGAAGATTTCAGTACCGCAGGTGCTGCCAATGGAGCATGTATAGAATTAACCAAAGGCATTCCAGCAATAACCACATGGTGATCTTTGAGATCAATTTCTTTATTTTTTTCCATTACCAACCTGCCTCTGTCAATATATTTCGAGCATATTCCTGATCTGCCACATAGTCTGCAAATTTTTTCATCCACACTTCTGAATCAATGTAAGGCCATATCATGGCAATCTGTGTGGCATCAAGTTCGCTCAAAAACTTTTGACCACTTTCACAATTATAAACGATCCACGGACTGATGCGACCGGCAGTTATCGCATAGACCATGGCATTTGTGTTGCCATAACGCAAGCAATCTTCTGCTGGATGTCCGGACTTCTCTGCCCAATCAATACCAAACTCCATGGCACGGGCCAGAGCATCATTGATATTTTCTATACGCAAATAGTCTATTAGGTATTCGGTATATATAGTATCTCGACACCAGTGATCAATCTTTTTGTTTTGTTTTAGTACCCATTCTACAAAACGTGCCGGATTGACAGCACGAATGTCCACACAGTAGCGACCAAACTTTACAAAGGCACGATAGTAAGGACTTTCACAAAAGTCATCATGGGTTTTTAACTTTGCACTACCCTGTGTCAGCTCATAGAACTTCAAATAAGCATGGAATCCTAATCGCACACCTGCTTCATCTTTTTCCATGCGACGCCGTCGCGGCTCGCAACTGTGCACCGCAAGACTACTCTCCTTTATAAAGTCCTTCTTACAATACTGACAGGTATACTTCATTCTTGTTTGCTTTTGATATGGCGATATATTTGATCGGCGACCAGGCTGGCACCTTTGACTCCTAGATGCCAGTTAGATTCTGATACGTATGTTTTTGTGAGTTGTCCAAACGAGATCATGTTTGATCCTGGTGTCAGTTCTATCTGATGCTCTCTGAATCTATCAATCACCGGTTTTAATACAGTGTTATCAAAATCACTCATTAACAAAAAATAAAAATCTATTTTTTTGTTTTGTAAAAAATTAAATAAAAAATCTATAGAATTTGATGTGATAACTCCTACCTGCTCAAGACCAATATTTTTACGGAGCTCTGATGTGATTTTACCATTGGCATCTAAATAAGAATAAGGTATAAAAGATTGCTTCCATGGAATATATTTTTTATCAACTTCTGGATGATCATATTCACAAAATAAATCGAGCCGCCATGGTTCAGAAAGATTAATCACTACTAACGTGTCTTCCGCTGTATAATAAAATCTGTTTATACATTCTAAAATAGAATGTGCGACCAATATGTTTCCGTGGGCACTTGCCGCAACATTCACAAAACTGGTAACTTCTAATTTTTTTGCCAAGAATCCAGACCAGCTTCTAGGCATCTCAACTGAGAATTTAGGATCGGTGATATACACACAATCGCCTGGCGATGTTTCGCTAGGAGGTTCGCCGCCTATACCATTAAACCAAAAATCTTGACTAAAACTGCACCCTGAGACTAGTAAATTTTTGTACTGTTTCATTTTTTTGTGTCTTGCCCTGCGGCTTTTATATATTCGTCTATGTCTTTTTTTGTGGTAATCTTGGCCAACAGGTCCAGTTCATCATCTTTGAGATGTGTATATAGTTCAGCCAACTGCTTACGTATGGCCGTGGCTCCTGCTTCTTTTTTCTTGGGAGCTATCCATTGATGTCTATGAGTGCCCATGCCAGGGCTCACTGTAGTAGCTATGAGCCACTGCAATCGAGGATGGCGGTTGATGTCAAAAAATCTCTTGTTCAAGCGTTCATTGGTAGAGATCAAATAAAACTCTTGTAGGTCCCTTGAACCTTGCACACAACTGCCCCAGCGTATCATGAGATAGTTACTAAACTTTTTCTTTTCTTCGTTGGTCAGTTCATCATAGAATCTGCGATTCTTGCGATCAAACTGGGACATTTCATTTTGTATACTGAGTTTTTCCACTACCAGGCCTGATTATAGTTTACTACTTCACAGTTTCTGCTGATATCTTTGACAAAATATACGCAGTCGGGTTTGAGACCTTCACCTATAGGCACACACAACATCTGACCGTTCTTGAGTTTGGGCGCATACCAGGTAACCTCTTGATACACGTCAATGATCTCTACATCCAAAAAACTGGGTCTGAAACTGCTCAAGGGATTAAACTGGAAGGCCTTGAATCCGCGATCATTGATAGCTGTCAACGGTAGGACTTCCAAGTCGCCAAGATCGGGCTCGCCGATCAGGATTTGCCAGTCCACGGGCATTTTGACTCTATATTCACCGATGCGTAAAACCAAGGCCGGCGCTGTGAAGCTTTCTAGAAAGATCAAAGGTATGTAATGATAATCAGGATCTTTGGGATCGCTGTTGTCAAATATAGCAAATCTCATGTCATCCACTTCTTCTGGCAAGTGATCTAGGTCAAATGGTTCGTTGTCCAGTGTTAATATTCTCATACATTGATTATAACATATATTTTCGCAAGAGCAACCACTACTTCCACTGCAACTTTTCCTGTGTGAATGGGTAGTTGGCTTCTTTGTAAAAGGTCTTGCGTTTGGTTAGATGCCGTTTGGCAAATCTACAGGTACTGGTCACGTCCCAGATCTGCACATGATCCTTGTCTTCGGCCTTGCGGATACCACGTCCTATGCTTTGAATAACACGGACAAAGGACTTACCTGGTTCAATGAGCACCAGGTTAAAAATCCTAGGTATATTGATACCCACAGCAGCAACGCCATAAGTGGCCACGATGATTTTACCGTCTGCCACAGCCACTTCGTCATATTCATCTTGTCTATCCTTTGCTTTGGTTGCACCGCTAACAAATACTGCATCCTTGAGTTGTTCTACTAGAGCCTGGCCTGCGGCGATACGATCTACCAGGACCAAGGTATTGCCTGTGGCATTGACTTGTCGCACCAGGTCAGCTATGGTTTTCAGCCTGTCGGGTTCTTCCAACAAGTATTTGAGCTCGCTTTGATAGTTTGAGAACTCTGCATGATCTTCCAACTGCACGATGTTCACATGGCACTGTGCCAAGACACCTTGACTTTGCAGTTCACTGGCACTGAGCTTGCTGATTACCGGACCAAGACTGACCAAGAGCGCCACGCTTTCAAACTTTTCTTTGGGTATGGTTCCAGTGAGTCCCCAGCGTATGGGTATGCGACTCATTACTCCTGTTAGCAAGGTCTTCAGTGCATCGGCCTTGGCCATATGCACTTCGTCCACAATCACGCACGCCACACCTTCTATAAACTCACCTATGGTGCAGTCATCCTCGGTGGTGCCATTTTTTGTGTTTTTGAGTAGCACGTTCAAGCTCTGCCAGGTACAAATAGTGTGCTGACACCCCCATTCTTTACGATCGCCAAAGTACACACCCACATCCAGTCCCATGTTGATGTAGTCTTTTTCTGTTTGCGTGACCAAGCTCTTGTTGGGCACGATCACGATGCTACGACCATAGGCTGTGACAGCATCACTGAGTGCCGCGGTCATCACAGTCTTACCAGCACCTGTGGCCACCTCTTGCAGGCACTGTGGATTGGCCAAGAAGTTGTTGATGATCTCTACCTGATAGTCACGCAGTTTCATGGGTTCACCTGCGGCCGGATGTCCTTTGGGCCAGGCTATATGGCTGTAACTGTCTTCAGTGACTTGCTTGAATTCAAAAGTGGTGGAATATTCTCGCTGATCATCTACTTCAATGTCGTAGTTGAACTTTTCTAATATGGGTATGATTTCTGGCAACAAGTTCACATAAGTGCTACCGCCTAGTTGGAAATACGAAACCTTGCCGTCCCAACGACCCAATCTCACGGCAGGCAGATACCGTGCATAAGGCACATCATATTTGAATGCATTGACACAACTACGACGAGCATCTAACTCAAGACCTTCAATCTTGATATTGACTTCGTCGCGTATGATAATAGTTGCTGTTCTCATTGTCTGTTTAACCAGTTCAAGTATAAACCCTGATCAAGGTCAGTGTCTACATATTGTTTTAGATCATCCACGGCATGCCCTTTGACGATGCGTTCTAATTCAAGCACCTGATCAGTATGTTGCACTACCATGCGGGAATAATCAATCAAGATTTGTGCATAGTCCTCCACAGTGTCGGCTCCACAGGCACGAGTCATTTCTTGCCACACATGTGGTCTATGCACCAGTTTGAATCGTTCGGCTGCCCACACAGCGGTTGCAAAATCTTGCACAGTGATTGCTATAAATTTATGCCTGTTGTTCACGTGATAGTTCAAATCATGACTGGGCACGCTCTTATAGGTCTGGAATATAGTGTCAAGGTATTCGGTCTTTTGTTGATCGTTGGCAAAGGTGTGCGGTTTTTTAAGCCGTTGCCTTTGTTCGGCGTGCATTATCACACGATTTTTAACTTCTACATCGGTGGAATCTATCATGGCCGCAATCAGATCTCCACAGGTTCCTCCGGTGTAGCAAACTATATGATTCATAGTTCAGGCTTCCATGGCTGTCCTTGATAAACAAACCAAAATTTTAAATTGCCATTGACTGTGTCGGGATTTTCAAAGGCATCATAGTTGCCCTGGCCGTCTTTGATCTTGGGACGAAACTGTAGGTCAGACCAGACTAGATCCAGCCCAATGTCACTCAAGCCCAGGGCCCAGTCCATGAAGTGTTGGCGAGCCTGTATACGGAGACGGTTATAGTGTATCTGTGTGTCTCTAAAAGAATAGAACACGCGAGCTCCTGGATTCAGGATACTAGAATAATTTTGCAAGTGTTGGGTCAGGCCCTGTGTGGATACCCAGTGGTCGGCACGATTGTTTACCACAGCAAAGTTATCGTATTTGCCTGTGACAATTTCAGCCAACTGGCTTCGGCTTTCCACGGTTATGACTTCAGGATAAAACTCCTGCACCTCCGGATACATTTCAATAGAGTCTATCTCGGGCCAAATGTCTTTGAGATAGTAACCAGCACTGGAAAAGAAAGCAGTGCGTCCAGGCTGACAATTACGCAAGATCTTGGCATCATATTCGTCTATGATTTTTTGATCTTGTTTGCGATTCCACAACCAATACTGATGCTTGAGTCTTCCGGCTCGATACTTGATGTATCGAGTCTTGAAATTTTCTTTGTGCTCGTTTTTGATTATTTGTTCAACTAATCTCATGTCGCTCGATATAATACATACGGTCAGGCACCACCCAAGTAAACCAATCACCATGGTCTAAATAATCCAAACTCAGGTCTAGTATCTTGTCCTGCGGCAAACTTTTACGCAACCACTGAGTAACGGCCAAATTCAAATTGTCATCCAGCGTGGGATCACAGAAACTGTCATCAATATTGATGTAGTGACGGTTCAAGCACAGGAACAGTCTAGGGCACTGCTGTAGAAGCTGATCAATGCGCTCGATTATGCCCACACATGGCATTCTACTAAAGCGTTGATCGGTGATCACTGCGAGTCGGGCCTGTGACGGGTGTGAGACTGACTGCAAGTTTTTTAAAACGTCTGTGTCTTTTTCCACATACACCGGCGTCAATTGATTCAAGGTAATAAAATCTTCTATCTGCCGTTCTCGCCTGAGATACACCTGATCTTGATAGTATCTTTTTTGCACGCTGCCCCAGATGCTCGCCCACTTGTAGAGATTTTGCGGCTTGACTGTTGAAAGATTTTCTGGGAAAACAAAGTGCATGGAACTAGTATAACATACTTATCAGACAAAGATCAAAAAAACAGGCACCTAAGTGCCTGTGTTAAATGGGTAGTTTTTGAGTCTACCCAGGAGCTACCGATTACTTAACCGTTTTGCACACGATTAAGAATTTTTCATACATGTTGATACAGCCAGGGCCTTCCAGTTGGTGTCAGACACCTTGGTCAAGTCTGCGATTTTCAAGGCCATACGCAGGCTCATTTCACGCAGGCGGTCCTTGTTGGCATCCATAAAGTTCAGGATCTCTTCACCTTTTTCTGGTGTAAAGTCATAGTCATTGAACAGTTGTCCTTGGCGGAAGATCTGCTTGATACGCAAGAACTTGTCACGCATGGTGTTCAAGGTCAAGTCCAAGAAGTGGCAACGACTCTGTAGTGCCTCCAAATGGTCCTTCATCTTCTTGCTCTGCAGGTTGTCAAACTTCAAGTTGGTGATGAAAATACAGCCACCTTTGAAGTCAAAACAGTCAGGAACACCTTCTCTGCGCAACATGGCTGAGTCTGAGTTCCAGTAGATCCTACGCTTCTTGCCTGAGTCCAGGGCAGCCTTGAGAATGTTCAAGCTCAAGTCATCTTGGAACACTGAGTCACAGTCGTCAAACACCAAGACATTGTTGGGATCTGAATGTTTGTACAACGTGCAGTAGAGCCCAATCGGAGTCATGGCACCTTTGATCACTTCATACTTGATCTTGCGACCAGTGATGCGTTCAAACAGGCCAGACTTTTCTAGTTCGTATTCTACGCCGTAACTTTTACCTACTCCAGGAGGGCCTACCACGATCATGGCACGGACATCACCAGCGATGGTGGCACGGGTCATTTCTTGCAGGATTTCAAATCTCTGCCCAATACGATCCATGACTTCATCATCGGTCTCCACAGGAGTCTGAGTCACCACAGGGCGATCTGCAATCACTGAGTCAGTGGTGAACTCCAAATCTTCAATGCTGTCTACTTTGATACGAACTACTTCTGGCACTTCGGGGCCAAAATAACCATCTGCTTTCACGGTAACATAGCCTCCCTTGGCCCCAGTTTGAAAACCCTTGACCAAGGCGAATGTGACATTATTCACAGGGGTGTTGCGATAACTGCCAGATTTGACCACGATTGTTGACATACAAGCTCCTTGTTGATTGTTTTAATAATAATATTATAGCAAATGGATTATTTCTTGTCAACCATGCTCTTCAAGTGGTCTTGATACTCAATACGAGACAATAACACAGAATAAATCGTATAAAAACAAGCGGTTATGCCCATGACTGCCAGTCCAATCACAAACTGCTCAGGGGTCATATTGGCAGACATGTATTGGAAAGCAAATGTCACTGCCACGCAGAATGCGCCGATTGTGGCTGTTTGTAAACCTGCTCTTAATTTTTGATTCATATTTTGCCTTTCTACAAAAATGTTGTATAAAAACTACATTATGTAACAATTATAGCAAAACAGGATTATTTGGTCAACCTGATATTACCAGGTTGGTAATTGTTGAAGTTCGGGGTTGAGTGTGTCCAATAAAGCCGCAGATATTACCAAATCATGCTCCATGACTGACCCGGGTTCAATAAACCAGTGCCAGGCACCATAGCCCTTGGTACGATCCACTGTTTGTAGAATGCCATCAATGACCACATTTTTCCTGGCGTCTGTGACTCCGTCGATGCATCCGGAACAGTCTACATACATGTCAGGTCCTGAAGATCTGCCCATTACAGTTACATAGTTGGCTTGCACATAGGCAAATCTAACCGTGGCATCTTCTACTACTACTCGCATGTGTTTGGTACCTACGAAATCCATGGGCACCTCAAATGTAAAAAGTACTGGTGCTGTAAATTCTCCTTGATTATCAGCACGTAATTCAACCAGATCGATCTTACCAGCAAAAACTTGCTCGCCATCTACCGTGGCTGTTACAGTGGCCGGACTTTGACCTGTGCCCCAACCGCATATTCGAATAGTTCTGTTTGTCATATTCAATCTCCTGTCCAGGATATTTATTGAATATTATTGCCAATGTTGTAAAACCACTGGATCGGGTACATCTGCGGGTTTGGGATTGCCGTGAAATATCAATACGCTGGTTTTAGAGTCTATTCTAGTGCCCAATCCAGGATGTTTGTAGGATCTCTTTTCAAACGTATATCCTCCGTCCAAGCATTGCCAACGCCAGCTTTTGATTCGATCTGGATCAAACAATCTGCGATGATCGGGACCGATGGCCATGCTCAAATAATCTTGATCGCCGCGATATTGGCTTATGATTTTTCTAAGCTCTTGGCGTTGGAATGCTTGCCATACATGATCAAATTGCCGTGTGTCCCACCACATTACACTGCTATTAATTTCAAAATCAGTGGGTTCCCAAAGGTATTTGAAATCTCTAACTGCCCAAAAATATTTGAGTGGACTTTGCCAAATCCAATCTATGTTAGAAACAATAACTGTATCTAAATCAAAATAAAGCAAAGGCCCAGCATGATGTTGCGTGTCAAACAACTGCATTTTATACCACCAGCCTTGACGAGGGCCGTGGATATTCCATGGGTGTAAAACATGTTTGACAAATGTAGCAGGCACTGGTCTGTCAAACTCGGTGTAAACATGCAGTGTTATGTCGGCAGAAATGTTGCGTTTCAACATGTTGTAAAGACGGTCTACATATTGCCAAGAATATGCATCGCCGTGAATCACACAGGCGCAGTCTATAGTCCCAGGCGATGTATCCATAAGCCTTGCTTGATTTCTTTCACTGTGTATTCGGTATGACATATTTCTACCAACCACTGGTCTCTATCCACTGTATATGGCTGTTCGATATCCGCTAATTGTATGCTGACTGGATAAGCCAAGCTAGAGGAGTCCACAATGGGCCTGGTACCGGCCAAGGCTGCTTGTATGCCTGGACCCGAATTATGATTGACCAATGCATGGCAATCAAAGGCCAGGTTGTAGCTGTCATAGGTATTGGCTACCTTAACAGGTTTTTCTATGACAACATCCGGGGGCAAATGAACCAGTCCAGCCCAATCCAAAGGACTTCTAGGATGTGGCCTAACCACGATAGGACGGTCCGTGACTGTGCGTAGTCGTTCCACTTGTTGAACAACCCAGCCTTCCATGCTGACCAGGCCTGCTACTTGTAGACTACGGGCATGTTGTGCGGCTATAACGATCCTAGGATTTCTAGAGACATTGATAGCCTGGCTGATGCCCAGTTTTTTAGGACGATCCCAATCTAGATTTTCTGTGTGTCCATAACAACCATTGGCTGTGATCGAGTTAAGTGCTATCTTCCAGGTTTCTCCACGATATAGGGAACCTACATCGGCTACTATCACAGGTCGCTTGGAATCTCGGTAACGCACCCAGACTTCTTGATTGGCGGCCATGCGGCCCGACCATAGCACACTCCATATTATGGCCGCGTCGGCATCATAGCTGTTTTCACAGATACGTATGCCATGTTGTTGTAGGGCCGACAACATGGCTGACAAGACCGGTCCACTGTTTTGGGCCAACTGAGAAGGAAAATAGGCAACTGTTTTGATCACTAAATATCCAGGTGAAATATACTGTAGTTACCACTTTCAATGCCGACGGTCTTAAACAATATGGTCAACGCATGATCAACGCATTTGAACAACATTGGCCAGCAGAAGTTGACCTAGTTGTGTGCGCAGAAAATTGCACTCCACAAACTTTAAGATCCAACACGCAAGTTTACGACTTATTGAACTTGAGTTTTGCCCTGAACTCTTTTGTTGAACGACACAAGAATAATCCTCTAGCTCATGGACTGGCAGGACCGCCAGAAGTGTTTGATCCTAAAAAAAGTTTCCGTTGGAACGCAGTGCGGTTTGCCTACAAGATTTATGCCATAAGTTTGGTGGCCAATTATACCAGTGAGGGTTGGCTGATATGGTTGGATGCAGACACAGTGACTCATAGTCCAATACATGTTGTGGATCTGGACCGGTTGTGTGCGCCAGATGCCATGATTGGCTATCTGGGTCGCGGAGAAAAGTATCATAGCGAATGTGGATGGGTGGCATATAATCTTGATCATCCTGCTACCAGAAATTTTATACAGGATCTGCGTGCCATGTATGATCAAGATCTTATTTTTAATCTACCCGAATGGCATGACAGTTATGTGTGGGACGTGGTACGACGTCAATATCAAGCACTGCATAAATTTTATAATTTGACTTCAACTATGCCAGGACCTGGGCGAGCTGGACATCCTTTTATAAACTCAGAACTTGGTAGATTTATGGATCATTTGAAAGGCTCAAGAAAACAACAAGGACGCAGCCGCCCACAAGATCTTGTTATTGCTCGTCCCGAGGCGTATTGGCGTTTTTGAGTTTGCTCCACATACGAGTTTTGGTAAGACTTTTTTTACCGTCTTCTTCGAGTGCTGCACGCCCCATGAGGTAGGTGTGACATTCTAGTTGCACTACCTGGGCATTCATAGCATTGTCAGCGGGCAAGAAACACGTTTTATAAAATTCAGTTAGTTTACCAGCGCCCTGTGGGGTCAATCCATAACCTACTGCTCCGGGCATGACCTTGCGATTTAGTGGCACTGCTTGAGCAATACCTTCGGGTTGGTATAATTTTTGTGCATACCAATCGTCTCGATAAACACTTTTGCCAGTGGCAACCAACAACACATCTTGCCATTCCACTGGCATCCACTCCCGTTCAAAAATCACATCATCTTCAAAAATCAGTATTGGTTCATTTAACTCTACACATCGTTGCCATAGTCGATAATGACTGTGAAAACAGGCCATGACTCCAAAACGCATGCTGCTCTGACGGTATTGCTCGTCTACCGGATTACCTTTGAAGCTGGTGTGATATAAAATTCGTTGTTCTTGGGCAAAAATTTCTTCAACTTCGTCACCGTATGTTCCTTCATGAAAGGCCACGTCAAGTCCATATGACCTTAAAGTATTATATACCTGGACAGCACTTTCAAAAGAACTTGGAATCCGACCAAGACCGATCACATATGCTCGCATGGGAATATTTATATGCGTAGTTTTTGATTAAATATAATAACATGTCAATTTTAGTCAGCGTTCTTATACCAACAAAAAATCGCGTAGATTTATTGCGACGAAGTATGGCCAGCCTGTTTGACTTGAGTGATGATCCTGGAAACATAGAAGTAATTGTGGCCCACGACGACACAGATTTGCCCAGTATAGAATATTTTTCCAGCTCAAAATGGAGTACTGATTGCTCGGCCTGGGGTGGTTCTTGTAGAGCATTGCCATGCCCGGCCTGGGGTTACTGGGAATTAAATCGCTACTACAATATCATGGCCCAACAAGCTCAGGGCCAGTGGTTTGTGATCTGGAATGATGATGCTGTTATGCTGACTCAAGGTTGGGATCAACATATCAAAAAACAAAACAATTTTGTTGGCATGTTGCACATGACCACACAAAATTTTAAACCTAATCTTACATTATTTCCTATTATTCCCAGAGTTTGGAATGACTTATTTGGTGAAATCAGTCACACACAAATTACCGACACTTGGATACAGAACATCTGCCACGAAGCCGGTGCCGTGTTAGAGATTCCAGTGACAGTGTTACATGATCGCTATGATGTAACTGGCAACAATCTAGATCAGACCTATCTAGATCGCAGATACAACAAAAAAGCCTTCAATCACGAAAGCATGCAACTGTTAAGATCTCAGTGGGCTCAACGTCTTAAGGATTATCGCGAACAAACCAACGCAAGTGTTGCCATGCCGCACCAGACTTGAGCTCCTCAAACTTCCAATGACTCATTGCCAATCTTTGCGCCCAGGTCAAACGATCTGGCAACCATGGTCGTTCAATGTTGGCCAGACAAACATTGGCAATTTCCTTGCACTGGCTGCGTTCTGGATCTGTAACAAATACCGGATATCCTTCTATGGCCGCAGCCACTGCCGGACTGCTGTTGTGATTCACTACCGCCCAGCAGTCCTGTAAATCTTCTAACAGTGTCTTGTTTTCAGAAATAACAAAATTGTAATGGCCGGACAAAGCGGCCAATGATCTAAGATAATGTTTAGCTTGGCGATCTCCCGGATGTGCTCGGATCACTATAGGTCTTTTGGTATGTCGACGAAGAGTGTCCAACACATTCTCTGTCCAACAAGAAACCGTGGTCGTGCCCATGCTCCATCCACCGTTGCGTTGCAAACAAATCAAAATATGCCTGCCATCGATCCTGTAGTCTTTTAACTGGATGTTAAGGTCTTTCTGTATCTGGATCCATCTAGCCGGGTCAACTTTGTTGTCAAAATATATACCGGTATTAGGAAATACTCCATTGGCACTGTATCGCAAATAGTGCAAGGGATTTTCAGTGTTTGAATACAAGAACAAGTTGCTGTCGGCAGTGATTACATAACGTCTTTGCTGTAGTTGTTGCGCTATCACCTCTTGTCTAAGTTTGAGATGTGGGCTCTCAATTTGATCACTGATCCAACCTTGTATCACAGCTACATCACTGTCAACGACAGAATAATCTCGCACATCAATGGCCTGATCTCCAACCTGTTTTACACCTTGTGAAAAAAACTGCAACATGTGTGTTTTTTCATAATTAGGTTTTCGAGGCACGCTGAGATGATATACTGCAATTCTCAAGGTCATATACTAAATCTCACGTTGTTGGCAATGTTCAGTAAAGATTCTTTCCTGGTGCCATTCTTCGGCTTGTGGCGTGTTTGCAAACTCATGAAAACACGGAGTGCCCAAGGTATAGTGCAACAACTTGGCCTCGGGATTAGCACCATACTCATCTGGCAACCAGTTCCATTCTCGGGGTAATTCGCCGATGCGGGCATCTTCTAACCAGGCAAATCTATGAAGGTAACTGCCGGGTTGATTTTGCACAAATTCTGGAGTTAACCTACGATTGGGCCAGCTACTACAATTCCATAGTATTACACTTGACCAATTCTTTCTGGGATAGTCTTCGTTTTTGGCCCCCATGTATTTTTCTGTCATGCGTGTTTTATAGTCGTGTTTGACTACCATGACATCTTTGTCATACTCTCTCAAACTCCAAAGTTTGACAATGTCATCACGTAGCACCATGTCGCCGTCAATGAATATAGCCCAATCGCTATAACTCATGAGATGTGGCACTAGGAATCGGGTATAAACAAAATGGTTGCTGTTGTCACCGTGTGTTTCTTCATAGTCCTGGAACAAGTTCAATGCCACAGGCATGATAGCCACCGGCTGGCTGGCATGCCGAATTATACTGTTAACACAGACATGATAGGCTATAGCTTCTCTAGGATCGTAGCCCACAAAGATTGGTAAAGGAGTCACAGTCTTACTATGTCCTCTTCCACACAATTTTCACCGTATTGTATTTCTACCACACGCAAGGGTTTATCTGTTTCGTTACACAACTGATGCCATTCATTAGAATCAATATGTATGTGCTGATGCCGATTAAATTCTCCTAACAATTCAGCATCACTTTTCCGGTTAATAGTATAAACTGTAGCCGTACCTTGAGCTACAAACCAATGTTCAGCACGTTGACTGTGACGTTGCATGCTGAGACTTTGTCCAGGCAAAACTGTGAGTTCTTTGACCTTGACTTGCGAACCATCTTCGTGCAACACACGATAGTATCCCCAGGCACGTTCGGTCCTGGGTGCTTTCCACTCTTGCAATATCCACGAGCTAGAATTGGCTTTGTCCTCGCCTCCTACTCCAAACACAAACTCTACACCTGGCACTGTCATTTCTGGAATGTTGTCCTTGGTGCGGTCGCCGCCATTGGCAAATACAATACGTGCTTCTGGATAGTGTGCTCGGACCTGTTGCAACAAGTGGCAGGCTGTGCCGTCCTCGTCATCAAAGGTGTAAACTTCGTCCACAGGCTTAAGATTGTTCAGCACTGTCAGTCGTTCTTGCCAAGGCATAAATGCACGACCTTTTTTACGGGCCAACCACTCATCGCTGTTGATACCCACTATCAGCTGATCACCCAACATCCTGGCTGCTTTGATCAGTCGGATGTGCCCAGAATGCACAGGATCAAATCCACCGCTTACTACTACTATAGTCGTCATGTGGATATTTATATGCTGTTTATGGCCAGAATTTATCTTATAGCCATGCTCATCAAGCTGTGATCTATCCACGGTAAAACCAAATCTTGCTGATTGAGATAACCATGAGCATGTATGCTGGCATCTGCAGATTCTGGAACCAATTTGAGTTCGGACAAACGGTACCAAGTGGCAGTTGCAGGATCTAAGGGTTCGTGTGAGCTTTTGTATACCACTGCGTGTAACCATGGATCTTGTGGTATTTGTTTAAAAAATCCCGATCTACAATCCCAACCGGTGGTGGCCAACAAATAAATCAAACTGACCAGGCTATAGTGATAATAACAACCGCTAGACAAATAGTAGTCGAACTGACGGCGATGCATTCTTTGAGTGATAGGCACACTAATACATAGCATGGCTCCGTCGCTGGCTAGGTGCCACCACCGACTCAAAGTCTGCAAAGGATTTTTTGCGTATTGAAAACTGTCATGGCACCATAAGACATCAAATCCGTCTGGACACTGTTTGATTTCCTGTTCAAAATCAGTTTGTTCGTAGATTATGTTGGAATGATTTTTGAGCAATACAGATTTTGCAGATAGGTCTACTCCGGTGCATTGGATATTCAAAGGTTCTGGAATTTCGTCTCGAGTAGTTCTTGTTGCCCACCATACCAGATCCTCTCCAGTACCGCATCCAAGATCAATCACGTTGCGTATGCTGGCCATGAAGTCATCATGCTCGTACAGAACATTTAGTGTTTTCAGGCTGTGTTGATGACTGTCTCCAGGGTAGGCAAAAGTCATACCTGTATGTCTTCCATGCCGGCTGTGCGTAGACGCACAATATGACCGCTCATCCATGATTTTGAATCCAGGCCTTTCATGATACCCAACCAACGATTGCGCAACAAGGCCACTTCGTTGATAATGGTTTCAAAGTCGATGACTTCGTCCTCACCATCCACATACTTCTCTGCATCTCTTGAAGTCAAGGCACGTTGATAGCCTTCTAGATATTTTTGAAAGTGTTTTCTACGAATCTTTCTCAACTGTATATTCAAGTGATTAAGTATGGCTTCAATTTCTTGGAGCTGATTAAATCTGTGTTCGGTGATACCGGGCAATTCTTTGATGTTTTTTTCAATTAGACCGCCCACACGCACATCACGTTTGGCATCTTCCAGCTCGTTTTCGTAGTAGGCTATAAAGTCTGGAATAGCACCCAGATCAGCGACCACACGACTATACCACATCAATAATCCTCGTCCTCGTCCTCGTAATCCTCTTCTTCGTTATCCTCTTCATCTTCATGATCTTTCAGATAACTGGTCAAGGCACGTTTTACTTCGCTGTCGCCTTTAAATGTTTCTCGGATTTCGTCGGCATCAACATCATTGTCAATCAGGACATTGATCAAGGTTTCTGCAGCTTCGTTACGATCTTGAGGGTTTACATAACGTTTGAGTTCGTCCCAAATTTCTCGGCTTAATTCTACTGACATCCTTTATTCCTCCGTGGCTGTTTCTTCAGTACTTACCGTTTCCTTCTGATTTGCAAAATCAGCCATGACCTTGTCCAAGCATCCTTCTTCGTTGTTTTCCCAGGCCTTGCGGAACTGTTTGATTATCTCCCCATCCGATGTCACAAACATGAGTCTGTTGCCATCCTTTTTTAGCAAGCCTTTCTTTTCAGCCAAGTCCACAAGTCCACTGTAAGGATTCATGCCTGTTTCATACGGAATCTTGACCTGCACACCTTCAAAGGGTTTGGCATAGCGTGTTTTCATTACTTTACAACCGGCACGGATGCCCATGACTTCTGAAATCTTGTTGCCATCTTCGTCCTCTTTGAGTTTCATTTTCTTCATAGCGACCACGATACTTGACGCATAGATAAAGCCTTGTCCGCCTGAAATTTTGTCGTCAGGATCAAACATGTCCTGTGACGCATAGGTATGATTGGTACATACCAGGCCTACGTTGTAACTACCAAACATGTTGACACAGTTACGCACAAGTGCTGTCAATGCCTTAGGCTTGCGACCCAGGTCGCCTTTCATTTCACCTGCATCAAATTGATTGACATCAGTGGGTGTCAATAGCATGCCCAAGCTGTCAATGATAAACATGACTTTAGGACGCTCACCGTCGGGTAGTGCTTTGTAGTCACTCATAAATGTTGAGATGGTTTTGGCCACATCGTCGATCATGGCCATGCTTAATTTCAGCAATTTGCTTTCACTGGTGTCTACACCCAAGGCCTTGAGCCAATCCTCATCTAGTGCGTTTTCACTGTCAATCAACACAACAAAAATACCTTGCTGTTGTGCGTTCCTAGCAATATTACCACTACAGATATAACTCTTGCCAGCACCAGACTCGCCGGCAAATACTGTCACTTTACCGAGTGGAATGCCTTTGTTGAAGTCTCCGCTTATCAAGTAGTTGAGTGCGTAGTTGCCTGTGCTGATCCAGTCAGTGGGATCGTTGAAGCCAATACTGAGGCCGTCAATACTTTTTGTTATTTCTTTTCGAAATTTACTTACATCAAATGGTTTACCCATAATTCACCTATAGTTAAGAAGAGGCACAAGGGATCTCTCCCCTGTGCTGTATGATACTATGTATTACTGCTTTTGTCTAGCCCGGATCATGGCCAAGATGTCTTCGGCCTTTTGAGTCGAAGGTTTGGCTTCTACTGGTGCACTTGCTACTGCCGGTGCATCGTCTTCATCAAAACTACTTGATGTCGCAGGAGCTGGTCGGGCCGCAGGTGCTGGAGCATCTTCGTCGGCGTGTGCGGCACCAGATCCACCAGCTGGAGCATTGACGCCTGCTGGGCGGAAATATTGACCCCAACGTTCGGTATCATAGGTCTGACCATCCACTGATGCTTCAAACATTTCCTTGATGACCTTGACTTCGGCTTCGCTTGGCTTCTTGGGCAAGAATGTGCTCAAATCAAACAGGCCATACTTGTCTACTGCGGCTTGTTCGGCTTCTGTGAGTGCGCTTTCTTTGCGTGCCCATTTACTACTGTTGTAGTCTGCAAAACCACCTTTGCTGGTCTTGGTGATACGGAAGTCCAAGCCACGCAACAAGTCTGTTGGCAATTCTTCCAGTTCTGGATCCATCAGTGCGCCTTTGATGATGGTGAAGATCTGTGGACCAATGATAAATCTACGGATTGGATTCTCGGGGCTCTTGTCATCGGCCAAGGGATTCTCACGCACAAAGCCTTGAAAAATATAACTGCGTTTTTTCCAATACTTGCGACCCATGTCTTCTAGTGCTTTGTCCTTGAACCAGGTGCGAACTTCTGTGAGCACTGGGCAGGTCTCTTGCCACATCTCCATGCATGGCACTTGGACATAAACTTGTTTAGAATCTGCTTCGCCTTTGATGCCATTGAATGGCAAGCGGATCATGGCTCGTTCTTGCCAAAAGAATGTGTTCTTTGAATTACCATCAGGCAAGAAACGGAGTGTGGCACTTTGGCCTTCTTCCATGTTCCAATGTGGGTAAATCGAGTTGTCACCGCCTGTGGAGTTTCCGCCTTGTTTGGATTCGCTGGCGGCTAGTCTTGCGCGAATTTCTGCTAATGATGCCATAGTTGAGTTGCCTTTCTAAAGTTTACTATGTGTTGCCTATCTAAATGTTTAGATGTTACGTTGCCTGTGATGCTAAAGTAAAAAGCGCATACACTTGAGTTAGTATATACGCTTTATTTCGTAGCGTCAAGTGTATTTATGACGCGGTTGTTCAGATGCTAGGTTTTGATCATGCCGCTTAGTTCTTTGAGGCGGGTCAAGAATCCAGTATCTTGGGCCACCGGTTTCATGCGGCCGCTGTGTCCATACTGTCCTTGCAGGGCTGAGGCTTCGTACATGCCACACTCTTTGAGTCCATGAACTGGGCAACTTTCACCAGCTTCGGTCATGTTGCAACGGCTGGCTTCATCAAGTTCCTCTGTGGGCACACCGTCAATGTCGGCCGGGGTCACACCAGGATTGGCCGTTTCGGCCACTTCTAGTTCGTAGTCTGGTGCAGGTCTTTCTTGAGCAGGCACACCAGCATGTTTCAAGATACTACTCAAGTCTTGATCATATTCTGGATAGGCTGGCTGGCCAGCACCTGGTGGATCTTCGGTCTGTGTGGCAGGATCTTTGACAGTTTCTTCCATTTCCTCGCCTTGCTCAGGCACTTCGATGTCGGTGATCAGGTCATCTGCGGCATCACCGCCCAACATTTCTTCAACCTTGTCTTCTTCTGAGCCAAGATCAGCGGGTGTCTGCTCAGGCGGATTCATTGCATACTTGTCATCGATGTTCAAGCTGGTGATGACCTTCATGATGTCAGGATCATGTGCCAATTCCTGCATGCGGTTCAACACGATCTGGCGTGCGTCGGCATTGGCATCACGATCGGCCAATTCCTGCAGTTGGTCAAACAGTTCATCATCACCAATGAGATCATACAACTGTTCGGTGGCATTGGTAGCATCCGCACCCACTGGCAAGTCTTGGCTGAGCAGTTCGATCAGCTTGGCTTGCTTTTCGGGTGTGTCTGGTGTTTGCCAGGTTCCTTCCATGAGCTGATTGGCCCAGGCTTCAAATATGTTGGCTTCTTTCATAGCGTTTTCCTGTTGTTGTATTCGGGCTATCACTGGCAAGGCATCTTCGATCCGCTGATCAATGCTTTGTGTGACAAACAAGTGCTTGAGTCCTTCTATGACCACAGTCTCTTCTTTTACGTCCAAGGGAGTCCATGATTCAAAATATGTGTGGTAACCTCTGCGGTTGGTCAAGCTCTTGAGATTTTTTTGTAAGTTTTCGTAGTAGACATTGGCACGCTCGACCAGCTGGGCAGTGTCACCTTCTAACAGCTTGCCAGCATTGGCACGTCTAAATCGACTCAGCACAGTGAGTTCCGTGACCATTTCAGCAATGTGTTGTCCACGTAGGTCATAAGGACGGCCACCATTGCGCACATGTTCCAGCATGGCCTTGCCGGCAGTGAGATTGCGGAAAGGTAACTTGTAACGTTCTCCTTCGGCTGTTTCAATAAACAGGCTTTCTACATAACGGAATCTGGCTTCGCCTTCACCCAGGTTGCGTTTGTGTTTGATCATGAGTCGGCTTTCGTTGGCGCCAGCATTCCAGCTGACGTCCTTCTTTCCTTGCCATGACTCAAACAAGCCTTCTTTGATGGCAGCTTGTCCTTGCATGCTGTAGCGCAGGTGATTCAAATTCTTCACACCAAAATCTAATCGATTGGTGCGCACGGCAAAATGTTTGAGTTGCTCTAAAAAGTTGAACCAGTCGGTTTTATCGGCACCTTCCATGGTTTTGCCCACGTTGTCGGCACAGTAAACTTCCAGGGCTCCGTCATCACTAAGCATGATCACAACAGTGCCATAGTCCTTGCCGGATTCAGCACGGAAGTCAAAACTGAATATTTCCGCTTGGCTAGGATCAGCAGCGGATTTTCCAGCGGCATCCAGGATTTCTGGATCAAAATCTCTGGTGACCAAAAGATCAAACAGTTTGCGGGCGGGTGTTATATTTGCCATAGTAGTGTATTTATCGTAGTACTGCTATGAAGGGCATAGGCGGTTTTATATCATCGCCATGGTCACGCAGTTGGTTGTTTATGGTGCTGTCATAAGTTTGTAGCAGTTGTAACATGCGCACTGCCAGCACTGTGCTCATGACAAGATCGTCAGTTTCGCCGGGTTTGGCCGCATAGCCCATGCCTGAAGCCACAAAGGTTTTGAGCTCGCTGACCAGGCCCGTGCTACGTATTTTCATTCTGGCTGTTTCTATCAACAATTTGAGCTTGTTGCAGGCTGCCAACTTGGGCTTGTTAGTGGTGTTGAATCCTTTGCGATATCTGCGGTTGCCGCCCGTGCCGGGTTCACTGAGGAAATAGCCCTGTATGTTTTCTTCACCGTACTCAGCTATGCTGATCAAGGCCGCTTCGCCAATGGTGTTGTTTTCTATGCTGTAATAGACTCGTTGAGGATCCTGCACAGTTTCATTGATATGGGCACAGATGCTGGCCAAGATACGCACCTGTTCGGGTATGGTGGTCCTGTTGTGCCGCCATTCTGCCACTTGTTCAGTGGTTTCTGCTTCGTATACCTGTATGGCCGCAGGATCGCCACCGGTGCCCAGGCTTGGATCAAGTGCTACCACGTAGGTACGATCTTTTTTAGGTCGTTGATACCAGCGTACCTGTCCAGTTTTGTAGAGAGGTTCATGCCCTTGTAAATCCAGGAGCTTGGCAGGAGCTATCAAGGTCTCATCATTTATTACAAATTCACAATTCATCTCACGCCGGAAACGATCTTCGCCTAGCTGTGCCCGTTGTTCAGTGGCCCAGGCTTCATCACGATCTGGGTGTTCGTTCCAGTAACTGCGATAGGCTTTGAATCCGTTGATGCCCAATTCAGTGGGATTGCCGTAGGCATCTTCGCATTTGTTGGCACCTTTCCACAGCAAGGCAAACTGATCTTCATCTGAGTTGGGCGTCGACGTAATAATGGCCTTACCACCAGTGGCCAAGGTAGGTGCTATGGATGTCCAGAACTCTCGGGCTATGGTGGGCCGCACGAATGCAAACTCGTCACAATACAGCAAGGTAATGGACATACCACGACCGGTGTTTTCTGTTGTGGTAGTTGAAACTATGCGGCTGCCGTTTTCAAAATCCAGGTTGCCTTTGTTGTAACTGGTGACTCCGGCACGAATATGGTCTGGACACAGTTCGTAGGCATAACGGATACGTTGCATGATCTCCTGTGAGCCAGTGTACTTGTGTGCGGCAATCAGGATGGTCGAGTCTGGACGGAACATGGCCATCCATAGGAGGTAACCTGCAGCCGACGTTGACTTACCGGTCTGCCTGGGCATCATGCTGATACTGTATCTGAAGTTGTGGTAGGTATCTATCAAACGTTTCTGATAGTCAAAAGGGTGGTACAACATCTTGCCTCGTGTGGGATGCTGTATGTAGAAAAAGTTGTCCATGAAATACTGCGGTCCTGTGTCAGGATCTGCACAGGCCATGAATTCAGCCAGTTGCTGATCGGTCCAACTCTGCTTGCGATAGGGTGATTTAACTAGAGTAGAGGCGTCTTTGCTCATAGTAACGTACTTAGTTCCGGCCATAATTGGGCGAACTTTCCTTGTTGATCTGGATGATATGTTGATTCAATTTCTACGATGTGCGATTTGAACTGCTGGATCAAGGAATCTGATTTGGCCTGCTCCAGATTTTTACGTGCTTGTTCTAAAAATCCTCGCTCGCCCGATGACAGGTCAGACCTTGCTAGGACACTGTGTAATTCTTGCAAGGCCAGTTTCTGTATGCCTGGACCCAGTTGCAGAGGATCCAGGTATTCGGGTTGGAACAGGCTTTGCCAGTGTATGTCAAGTTGCTGGCTCTTGGCCCAGGTCACAAACTCATCTAATCGTGTGGCATTGTAAACATTATACACAGCATGGATACCAATTTCATGTCCCACACACTGCCGTATTCTCTGTATGTTTTTTTCTAAAAGATCCCAACGGCCACCGTGGCGCACATATTCAAATCGTGATCCAACATTGTCAAAGCTCACATTCCATCCCACACGCGGTCGTTGAGCCAGGCGTTGGAAAATACGGTTTGTGTCAAGATCCACACTGAGGTTGGTTATCAAATTGACCAAAGCTGAATCTGGAGTCACGTCCAACACTGATTCATTTTCTTTCAGCAACAAGGGTTCCCCGCCCACCAGGGCCACTTGCCGTATGCTGTGTTGATGTAGTGACAGGTATTCGCAAACCTGTTCGATATAGGGTCTGGTGCCCGAACGCACTGGAACACCTTTTAAATCAGCCCACTTGCTACTGCACTTGTCTCCACAGTAGTTACAGCTGAGATTACAGGTGATATTCCAACGCACATCTATCAACACCGGTTGATGATCTTGATCAGACACAGTGTCAGGATCAAATCCTGAATTCAGACGGTTGTGCCAGTCACGTTCACTGCGGCCATAGCGTTCGGCCTGTATGCAGTTTTGGCAAAATTCAGGGTGCATGCGGCCTTGCCGCAGAGTTTGGCGTATTTCCTGCATGACAGGGCCGTGCAGGATCTGTTCAATGTTGTGCTCGTTGAGATTGCCCAACATGTTGGGATCGCCGGCACAACAGGTTTTGACATCACCACGTGGGTTGATGTGCAAGCCTCGCCAAGGAGCTGCACAGTAAACTTTTGACATCAACTACTTATAGGGATTTTCGCCGGTGAGGCCAGGTTTGGCAAACCATAATTTGAACCAAGGTTCGGTGCCGGGTTGGATGTTTTTGTTGCGTTGGAAACGGGCCACATGTGTGCCTGTTTTTGATATATTACTGCCCGCAAGAGGTTTTAACTTGGACTTGGGATATACACTCCTGCCAAACTCTGAGAATCTCATTGTCCTAGATTGAACCTTATACCTGTGGCACGCTCGATTTCGGTCATGGTGGTCTGATATTGTGGCCAAGACGTGGCTGGACTTATAGGTGCGTTAGGAAACAAGTAGGCCTGAACCTGGCGGCTGTTGCGTTCAACCACAATCTTGTAAAGCCGGGTAGGTATTCCCAAGCCGTTGCCTGTGACCAGATGTCCTGGATCAAATATGCCACCCGAAATCACATAGAAATCTGTGCCAGGTTGGCTGGCCCACTGGCGCACAGCCACTTCCAACAAGCGCCAGGCGCCACGATTGTTGTTGGCCACCTGTGCCAGCATGTTTGAAAGAAAGAAACTTTCACTCATGATGGCGTCGCTCTGGCTGTTGTTAGCTGCCGGACTCATGTGTCCGCGATCGTGTGTTCGACCCACTGTGGCATAGTCTGCTAGGCTGGCACGGCATTGCTCGACCACAGCAGGATCTGGTCGGAAATCGTCTCTGCGTTTGGCAGGGCCGTTCATGCCTGTTGCGGTCAGGTGTTCAAACACAGCCACAGGAGCCTTGGCGTTGCAACGATGGATAACAGCATAGTTGGTTTTGCAGAGTTCTTGATCGCCTGGCTGTGCTTGATAGGACACAGGACCATTGGGCAGGAACTGCGGGCATTGTTGTGCTATCTGTGCCCAAGTCAGGACAGGGGCAAACAATGCGATGAATAGTAGTCGTTTCATTTTTTCGTTCCTATCGGACCTGTATCACAGCAAAACTCAAGACGATGGCATCGCTGTGACTGTTGTTGTCTAAATTGGTAATCATAATGTTGAAACTGTTTGTGCCCACTCCGGCCACTGTGGCCAGATAGGTGTTGGCCCGCACAGGATCTTTGATGTTGAGTATGATCAAGTCGTACTGCTGAACATAGGTATTGTTGACCACAAATGTAACTTCGGTGCCCCCGGCCAAGGCCGCACCGCTGGTGGTGATGCGACCAGTCCTACCGTTGCAGGTCACTGCGGTAGATTTGTTTGTGAGCTGTGTGACATTGCCGCCGTCATCAATGTTCAGGTTATACTGTATATTGCCTTGCACATACAAATTGCCCACGTTGCTGACGTTGGTGGCCGAAATGAGGTTGCCAATAAAGTTGGTGGCATTTATGTTGCCGGCCACACTGAGCACATTGGTTGAGCTGTTGTAGGTAAATTCTGCATCGTCGCTGACTTCTTTGCCCGATCCCACAATGGCCACACGACCTGCGGTGAGATTTTGTCCCACAAGGTTTCCACCTGTGACATTGCCTGACACACTGGCGTAACCAGTGATGTTGGCTCCACCTGCGCTGATGGTTCCTATTGTGTTGCCGGCTATGGCCATGACCAGGTTGCCACCTGATGCGGCTATGTTGGCCCAGCTGGTGCCGTTTACAATCTTGGTTCCTGTTGAGGCTGTGATGTTGCTGAGCAGGCCACCGTCACCCAAGAAATAACCTGCGGTGCTGATGTTGCCGGTGGCAGTGACCAAACCTGCGGTACGAACATTTCCGCCGTCAATGTTGCCAGTGACGCTGACACGTCCTGTGGTCTGCACATTGCCAAATGTGGCATTGCCCGTGGTTGAAATTATGCCTGAAGTGCGTAGGTTGCCACCGTCGATGTTGCCGGTGATGCTGAGCAGGGTTGACACAATAGCAATAGACGCATTCAAATTGGGCGTGCTAATATTGCCAATGGCACTGACAGTGCCAGAGGCCGTGATGTTGGCTCCGCTGATGTTGGCCGCTGTGACTGTGCCTGTGGTACTGACCCCACCGTCTATGACCGTGGTTGCCGTGATCAAATTACCAGCCGTAACATTGCCAGTGGCAGATATGCTGCCGCCAGTTCTCAAGTTGCCGCCAGTGATGGTGCCTGTGGTAGAAACTATTCCGCCGGTGATGCTGGGTGCTGTGACCACGCCTGTGGCTGATACGGTAGTGCCGGTGACTGTGGTGGCCGACACTGTGGTCACTGACACTGTGTTGCCTGCAAAGTTGTTGGCCGACACATTGCCCACCATGCTGAGTCCTGAATCACTCAGTGTACCACGCACATTGGTGGCTGTATTGGTTCCACCAGTGAAGAATCTTATGGTCTTGTTGGCAGTCTGAGTGCCAATGATCAAGTTGCCGCCATTCACATACAGATATCCATCATTGGGTCCAGTGACGGCATAATCTGCATTGTTGTAAACATTGCTGTTGATGCCCATGTCTATGTAGTAACTGCTGTCATCGCCGTTGTTGGCCACGGCCACGAAGTCTGAACTGGCGTTGGCTCCCTGGAAATGATTGTGGATAACGATCTGATTGTAGCTGTCAATGTTGCAATCGGCCTGTAGACTGGCATTGGGGAAATCTATAGTGGCATTGCCAAAGCCCACATGCAAAAGGTCATTGAACTGGCCTGTGTTGCCATACACAGTGTTGGCTGTGATACCCCAGGCATTGCCATAATCAAAATTCCAGGTGTTGGAGCTGGTCTTGTACAAGATCCCAGCACTGACATTGTTGGCTATGTTGCCGATAACAAGACCCGAATTGTTGATGTTGTTGTAGACCGTGGCTGTGTTGGCCACATAGACCACTGGTCCATCCACGGTGCTGGGTATGACATTGCTGACATTGCCAATGATGCTGAGGTCGGTCACGGTCAAGCTGTAGAGTGTGACATTGGCTGTGGTGTTGAGATCCTGTGGTGTGCTGAGAGTGACCACACCGGCCACGTTGCTGGTCACCAACACACGATTAGGTGTGCCGTTGACGCCAAGGATACCAGTGTTGGTTATGGTTATGTTGCCGGTGCTGCCGGACAAGTTGATGCCGGCACCGGCTGTGAGACTGCTGACCGAATTGCTTGGTGAATAGGCCGTGTTCTGGAACGAGCCGTCCTGGAAGGTTATGCCAAGATTGCCTGTGCCCCCAGCACCTGTGTTGGGGAAGTTGATGCCGTTGCCATTGACAGTGGTAGCCAAGGTGCGAACATTGGATCCAATGGGTGTGACATAAATGTTGATTTTGCTGCCCAAGGTATTGGCTGTAAGCGCTTCAGCAGCTACCATTTCAATGGCCGTGGGTGTGGGCAGTCCTTGAGGAGCGAATTTGTTGGTGCTGTCAATCCAGCCTGCGGCACCAAATCTGGCCATGACATCATTGGCTTGCAAGGCCACTGGCACATTGGCAGTGCCTCGTCCAGCACGTCCAATAAATTGTCCAAACACACTGTTGGCTACCGAGGTGCCAAAGGCATCAATGGTCACACGTGCTATGCTGTTGTTAGGACCGGTGGCATGTATGACACCACCCGAGTTGGTCACATTCTGATAGGCACCGTCGGCGGTGGCTACAATGTTGAGAGCACCAGCTGTGTTACCCGGAATGCCACCGGGCACGTTGATCTCTACAGTGCCATCGCGTTCCACAGCAAAGGCTGTTTGACCCACTTGAGTGCTGACCGCTATGGCACGATTGAACTGCACCCAACCCGTGGCATTGGCAGTGCCTATCTCAATGTTGGCTGCGGCATTGGCCAAGGCCATGACATTGCCATAGAACAGGAAGTTGCCAAATGAAAGACCTGTGGCATTGCCAATGATCAAGTTGCCTTGATTGGCGTAGATCTGTTGGTTTTGGTTTAGAGTTTGGTCAATGAGATTGATGTTGCCCGATCCCAGCCAAAGATCAGTGTAGCGACTGCCGGCGGCACCCAGGCCAGCCGTATTGTTGCCAGTGGGTTTTATGGTTCCGGCCGTGAGTATGTTGCCGCCGGTGCCAGGACCAAACTGGATGTCAATGCCAGCGTCGGTATCAAATTGCAGTGCAGTGCCAGTGTTGGCAATGGTCATGCCATCTATGTCGATCTTGGGCACCGTGACCCAGCCATCACCCTCGGGGCTGAGACCTATGTTGGCATTGAGATTCTTGCCGTAGATGGTTTGGTCTGACACATACAGATTGCCCAGATTCACATTGCCAGTCAATGAGATGTTGGCAAATATGCTCTGACCATTGGCATAAAGATAGTTGTTGCTGAAGATGTTGCCGCCAGCTATGTTGCCCGTGGCAGATACATTTCCTATGAACCAGGCCGCTGCGATGTTACCTACAGCACTTAGGCCAGTTCCTGAAACTACTAGATTAGCTGAGCCACCAAAGCTGCCACCACCTGCGTTGTATTGTATTGAGTTGGTAGGACCACCAGGCACACCAGGACCGCCGCCGCCAGTACCCACAGGAATACCACCGGCTGTGTTGCCGTCGCTGTAGTAAAATGCATTGGTATCAGGATTCCACCAGATGCGGCCTTCTTGGCCCACATAGGTATTGCCCTGGGCGTTGTTGTCTCGGCTGGTGAATAAGTTTTGGATGTAGCTCATAGACTACACCTTAGTCGTCAAATACTTCGTCGTTGCTGAGTTCTTGCACAGCGGCTGTGGGCACTCCGCTGAGTTGCCGGATACGATCCACTATGTCATCACGTTCATCTGTCATGTCATCTTGTTCAGCCGTTTCTTCAGCGTGTTGATGTTCTGGCCCGCCATCATCATACACATTCTCCACCCCTACTGCTTTTTTCAACAATTCTTGCTTTTGTTGTAGTGGTGGCAGGAATGTGTTTTCTGGTGCCTTGTCGTTGCCCGAATCCGTAGTCCCATTGGGGCTGGGTTTATCGTTGTCTGCCACAGCAACTACATCAATCAATTGAGCTGGATTCTGTATGCGTGGATCGGGTGTGCCGCCCTGGGCATGTTCCAAATTAGCTGCTAGTGTTCTTAAGATATCTGCAATTTTCATTTCCGTAGGTTCCTTAATGCTTATTTAGCTTAGGGCTGGTAGTAGACTATTTCACCTGTGGCCGGATCAAAATACAGCTGATTGAGTCCAGCGGTAGAATTTGCCACACGCACATTGCCCAAAAAGGTGTTGGATCCGGTGACCTGTATGATTTTTGTGAGTGCTCCAGTGGCATTGCCAATGTAGATTTCATTGGTGTTGATGTTCACGGTCATTTCGGCGGGTCTGGCGTTGCCGTTGTAGTTTGTGACTGTTTCCTGGGCGTTGTCTTTCATCACGGTACGGCTTATGCCCGTGAGATCGTCGTAGGGCGGTGGCGGATTGGCCATTATCTAGGATATCCTCGGAAAGGTTTGATGGGACTGACTTTATCCGTGCTGGCGGGTTCTTCACTAGCAGCCGAGCTGACCAGCTTTTTGCCCCCGGGTGTCTTGGTCATTTTTAGCGCCATGTCGATCACTGGATCCACATTGGCATCAAAACCCGATATCACACCATGTTCGCCAAAGGCTGTTTCTGCTTCCCAGGGCGGCATAAAGTGATCTACTTGATCTTGATCTTTGCCGCGGTCACTTCTAGCACGGGCCATGGCCACACCAAATCTGTAGTTTCTGTAAGGATCTGCGGCACTGAGTCCAGGCAGTATGTATGTATACCGCAAAGGTTCCGAGATCTCGGGCGGAAGCTCTCGTTGTTCACGGATGAACTCTCGGGCTCTCATCGGCCGTATCCCCCAAATCCTGTCACAGGGCTAGTCTTGTTGACCCAGTCTGCTTCGGTGCTGCGATTGTCTGTGAGCTTCTTGACTTCACCAGCTCCCACTGATTTGGCAGCTGCGTTGATGATTTTCAAGTCGGCATCCGAATAGGTGGCCAACAGCGGATCGCCGGCAAAGGCACCTGCAGGTGGTGTAGGATAATCAGGTGCACCGGCCATGGCTATGCCAAATCGCCACTGTGTGTAAGGACTGCCGCCTTGTTTGGTCTGGCTGATGTCAGGCATGCTGATTGCGCCTTTGATAGCACTGCGATGAGATTTAGGTAGTTTTTTTCCGCTGGCCGGTACATCCTTGGCGGCGCCATAGCGTTGTTCAGCTACAAATTCTCTTGCTCTCATTCCATGTCCTTTAACTGCATACTGCCAAAAGGTGGATCACCTTTGACATTCTGCCATAATTCTCTGTTGCTCATTAGCTCAACCCACACATCTGTAGTAGGGCGATTCAGGCTCCAAAAATCAAACTTCATGTGACTACTCACAGGACGACAATACAAGGTTCGTTCTTTTGGCACACACAGTTGTTGGCTGGTTGTGCGCATTTTACGCCCATCTGTGCTGGTCCTAAGTATATTTAGTTGCGGGTCATTGATGTAGACACGGCACATGCCATCCACTAGATCTTCGGGTCGTTGTGCTTGTTTTACCACTTCCTCAGCCAGCAATAAACGGCTTTCACTGCTGATGCGATCTAGCGTTTTTTGTTTATCTCGTTTGTCACGTTGCATGCCAGCTGTGGGCATCCAGATGCCGTGATTGGTCCTGGCCACTGTTTGTGTTTTAGGTATCCTTCGTGCCCGGAATCTATAGGGCCTTTTACCATCCCAGTTTGAAGCTTCGATCAAGATCATGTCGTCTTGATCAAACACCATGGTACAACCACACAATTGATTCTTTATCAACAAACCAGCGGCTTGTTCGGCCGTGGGTAAAGACAAGGCTTCGGCTATGATCCGCCCGTCGGGACTGGACTTGACTCGGCCGCTTTCTACTTCGGTTTCGTCGTTGCCAACGTCCAGGCTGGTGTTCAATATGCTGACACCCTGGCTGTTGATACCTTCTTTATAGCCAGTGACAAGATCATGCATCATCATGCGATCAACATTGCCAGCTTTGCTTTCAATGAAATCTAATTCAGGTGTGTAGGTTCTGTCACGGTTCTTGGCACCGGCCCAGCCCGTGCCGTCAAACCATTTGGCAACGATCACGCACATTTAGCGAGTGTAGCCTCGAAAGGCCTTGACAGGACTGGTCTTGTTGGTGCCTGTGGTTTCATAACTGCCGTCGCCAATGGCATCTGTGGGATTCATTTTAAGTTTTTTCATGATCGCTTTGAGTTTGCGGCGATCATATTCAGTGTAGGCACTAAACACAGGCAAGTTGCCCCAAAAATTAATTTCATCTATTTTGTCAATGTCCGCTGGATCCATGCCAGCCAAACTGCTAACACGATAGTGATCATAGTAGCGGCCCCAATACACATCACCTTTGCCGCCGGGCATGACTAGGCCAGGATGAGCTTGTTCAAATTCGTGAGCAGGTGCAGATCGGGCTCCTCCCCGTTTGGCTTCGGAGACAAATTCTCGGGCACGCACTGTTATTGTCCTGCGGAATTAAAAACGCTATATTGAGCAGAACTTTGGGTTCCTAATTCCAGGGCTGTAAATGGTGTTCCGGTGACAGTGACTTTGTTGCCAGCTCCTGAATATACTTCAAACACTGTGTTGGGCGGAATGGTGATTGGTGTAGAATATAAGTTGCCCACGGCTGCGGCTGAACCCAATGCGGTTGCATAGACTTGGTATGTCACAGCATTAGCCGCCGTGGCAATCTGTAGTTTGTCTGTGTAAACAGTTGTGTTAGCTAGTGTGGTATATACGTTTGCGGCCATTTTTGTTTTCCTTGATTACCATTTACGGCACGACCAATAGCGTGCTTTTGTTCTTGGGCCTGGGTTGGCACAGTTGTGACGGGCCCGGAAACTTTTTCTACGTGCAGGATTTGATTTTTTGATACGCATTGTCTTTTGGCCAGCACGTTTGGCGCTGGTGCCACCATGCCCAAAGTTCACTTTCTTTACATTGCCTGTCTTGGGATCTTTGACATACACCTTAAACTTTTTGACATCACCTGCCATGGGCTTGCCCAGGGCTACTTTGCGGCCTTGATATTCGGCTTCGTCGGTGGCCAAGCGTTGTGCGGCATCAATAGCAGCCTCTTTGCCAGCTACCACAGCCGCATCTTGGTCTTCGTCGATATCTTTATCCACACCGTTACTGACTCGCCAAAATTCTTCAATCCAGTCTTCGTCACCATAGCGGTCTTTGAAATCTTCCAGGCTCATTTCTTCTGCGGCTGCGTGCATTTCTTTTTTCATGGCGCCTTCGCCGACCAAGGTGCCGTAGCCCATGGTTTCCATGATCACACCTGAATCACCTTCGTCGGAGTCTTCAAGAGTGGCCCATTCGGCCAAGGCTGCGTTGATCTCTGGTGTAGAATCTAGTAGGATACAATCATCAGCAACTTCAATGACGTAGGTCTCACACAAGACTTCATCAGGAAGTTCAAACGCAAAGATGTCACCTGCAGCAGGTGTGTTCATCCATTGTTCACTTTCTACGAGATAGTCTTTTAGCGATTTCATTGTGCTTTATAGTTTTGGTATAAACGGAACAGATTGCGCTCAAGTTCCATTGACTCTTCCATTGAAACTTGGCGACGCAGTTGGCTGGCAATCACAGGAACTGTTGTTTGTCCAGTTGATTTAGGACCATTGAGGCCTCCTGAATACTGCATGGCATTGTCGCTGGTTTCTGTGTTTGTGGGCCAGTCTGGGCTGTTCTCATCTAATTCCTCACAGCCACAGGGTGCTTTGCCACAGGTGCCACAGCTTTCTGCGTTGTCGTGACCGCCCATGCCAGCCATCTTTAACAATGCGGCCAAGGCTTCTGCATCTTCACCGTCGGCACTGACAGTGATGTTCTTGCTGGGATTACCATCAGGACCAGTGTTCATGTTCACACTTACGTTCATGCCTTCTGTGAGTGCCTGCCGGAACTTTCGATCCAGGCTTTCATACACGCCCTTGCCAAACTGCACACCGCCCTTGGATTTACCACCAGTGGGTGCTGTGGCCACTGATCCGGCTACAGTTGTTTCGTCAACGGCTTCTTCTTTCGTCTTGCCTTTGGCTTGTTTGGCAGCTTGTTTCATGGGTTCGGACTTGTTGCCATCCTTGTCAAGATCTAAAAAGTCGGGTTTGCCGGCTTCTTTGACTTTCTTTGGAAGACCTTTTTCTTTGGTCGCTGCAAACTTGTGCAGTTCACCCTTGGGCATCCGGGCCATTTCTTTTGACGCGCCACGCAACTCGCTTTTGGGGATCTCGCCTTTTTGTGCGGCATGTGCTATGCCAGCGGCTCTGCGTTGTGCCTGGCTGACGGCTTTTTCTGCCACGGGTTCTGCATCATCTTTTTGTTGATGCATGTATTGATTGCTGCTGTTGATATAATCCAAGGCCTTGGTGATTTTGCTTTGGACCCACTCAGGCAGATTTTCATCGTCGCCAAGAATGGCATGCAACTCTTTGGCAGCCATGGCAAGACTTTCCAAATCGTCCTTGGCCATTTCGCCTTCACGATCGTATTCACCTTTGTTGATCAGGCTGACACTTTCAATGTCTTCCGAACTCATGTTTGACGGACGTGTCATCATGACGCCGTCGGTGTCAAGATCTTCTTCGGTCTTTTCTTTCTTGACACGCTTGCCATTGACCATTTTGTACTTGTGGCTGCCTTTGGTTACACGCTCAGGACCTTTCTCAGGACCTTTTGGACGACCTTTCTTCTTGGGTTGATCCGTGACTTCTACATCATCTTTTTCTTCAGGTTCTTCTTTTCTTGTGTAACGTTTACTGTAGCCTGTGTCTTTGACATCATATCTTGGATGCTCGTCTTTGGTGGCAAACATTGATTTGGCCACTTCAGGATCAAATGCTGTGCCAGCACTGCGAGATTTTTTGGTTTCTTTTTTCTCTTCGATGTTGCTGGTGTCTTTGTATTTTTTGCCATCCAGTTCAAACTCGCCACCCTTGGGTGTGCTCTTGAGCTTGGCTGTAAATGCGTTGCCTTCGTCGGCTATTTCTTCGTCCATCTTGTCGTGTTTGGCACGGATCTTGGCCATGGTCTCTTTGCTGGCGCCTTCACGGCCGGCTTTCTGCAGGGCCTTCATGCCAGTCTCGCCGTATTTCTTTTTACCCAGGTATGCTTGGAGAGCACTCTCATCCATGTTGCCGGCACTTTCTTTGGCACGCAGTTTGGCTAATACAGCACCTGCAACTTTCTCGCCACGCTCTTTGGAGCCATAACGCTCGCCTGCCGACTTAGCAATCTTTGAAAACATCTTGCCAGGCTTACCAATGTCTTTGCCCGCAGCAGCTTTCTTGGCCGAGTAGTCACCAGTGCTACGTTCAGCCACTGGCTGAGCACTCTCAACAAGGTCTTGTTTCTTGGCCAGGTCAGCCAACTTCTTATTTAGGTCGTAAAAAAATGTCATGCTGTTATCCTCTTGGGTTGGCGCCAGTGGCTGGGCGTGGTGGTCGCTTGACCTTGGTCATAGGGCTTGATGTGCCCATAGGCAAATCATTTGTAGTCTTGGCTGGTGGTGTCTTGCCTCCAGCTACTGTGAAGTCACTGCGATAGGCATTCTTCAACACAGCATGTTCGTCATAGGGTGCCGAATAATCTTTGCTGAGTGCCTTTTGTTCAGCGTCAGGAGCAGGATAGTCTGTGTCAGTGAGCAGATCTTTGTTTTGATCCGCGATCTTTTCACGCTCGACGTCCATGCTGTCTTCGTGCGGTGTGGTCAACATGATGATTCTATTAGGATCCAAGAACAATAACTGTGCGATCTGTTTGATCTGTGGTTCAATGGCTGGATAGCGGAATTCACAATCCATGCTGGTCACTGAGTCATTGCTGTGCTTGGGGAAGTCAGCAGGCTTGAGTTGCACCGGCGTGGTTTTTGGCGAACCAATCTTGACCGGATCAAACTGTTTGAGTTTTTCAGTCAGCATCTTGACAAAGTCAGGTGCTACGTCACCCACGATTTTGATCCTATAGCGGTAGGTTCTTTCGCTTTCGGCCAGGTATTCTTGAAATTTTTTCATATTTGTATCCCTATATGATATTTATGCTTTTGTATCTTTTTGGTCTCTAGACGCCATCAGACGCTCTAGCAAATCATTGCGGCTCAATATCTGTCCGTGTGCCGTTTCCACTGCTTCATCTCCGGCAGTGCTGGCCCGATCCTGATCCATTTTGAGCTTTTTCAGTTGCAGATCGACCATTTTCAACTTCTTGTTTAGCTTGGCCGTTTTGGCTGTGAGCGCATGGCCCAGCATGGTGCCAGCCACTGCAAATATTTCGCCGCTGTAACGACTATCTACATTGAACCCCAAGTCCATCAAATTGTCAAAGGTCTCTTGTGCCTTGGCTGCTATTTCATCCATTTCAGTGTCAGACGCATCCAAGCCTCGCACAGCCGGCAGGGCTTCGTCAATTTTGTCTATGGTAGCATTGATTTCTTTGAGTGCTATCTGCGTGGCAGGAATAGATTCGGGTTCAGTGGTTTCGCTGGTGCTACCACTGGGTGGCAAATCAAACAGTTCTTCAAGGCGACGAGTCATGACCTATTTACCGGTTTTTCGACTACCTTGATGGAATATCATGTCTTCGTTGATTACTCTAAATGTGAGTCCGTTGCGCCGTGCCCATTTGGTTGCAGAATCCCACTTGGCGTAGTTGACTGCCACAATAGCACGGTCTCGGTCGCTCATTTTACTTTCAATTAGACTTTGTTTTTTGGGCTTGATTTCTATCAGTTCGGCACGTGTGGTATTGTCACGTCCACGGTAAGTCACAAAAAAATCTGGCACATACATGCTTTGCTTGCCGGTGATGGGATTTCTATAGGGTATGGTAATGCTTTCTGAAGCCCATTGAACAATGTTGTCATTGCTGTCAAGAAACATCATAAAAGTAAGCTCCCAGCCCGATCTGTATCTGGGGGTGCCTTTGCCCACGTATTTTTGAGGATTCCTAACAGTGTATACGCCTTGACGGAAATTGGCCATGATCAGGCCTTTACGTTTCTGGCAGCGTAGAAGTTGGGCTGGGTAGGAGTCAACACACCCAACAAGGTAGCTGGACTGCGCACACTGTTGAGATAGTAGGCCATGAGTATGGTGACTTCTGGCTCACTTTGCCCACCTTGTTGGAATGTTTGCAACAGGGTCAAGGCACTTTGATTGGTTTCTTCGGCCACTCTAAACAGAGCTGAAGTAAAATTTTCTGCGGCCAATCTAGTGGTAAACACATTTTTGAAATAGCTCAGCACGGCATCATATTCTTCTGCAGGAATATTAGCAGCGTAGTTGTAGAACGCATCATAGATGCGCACTGTTTGATCTATTGTAGGGTTGGCTGTGTTTATTGTGCTCATGCTCCGCCTCCACCAGCAGGATTAAAAGGCGGTGTAGTGGTGGCCGACCTTGGCGGTGTTGGAAAGAATATGCCATCCAACTGTCCACGATTTGGTGTGGGTATGCCCAAAGGATTAGGCGATGACGCAGTGCTTCCAATGGCACCACGAACAGCTCCGGGTAGACTGCCACGTATGATGTTTCTGGCACTTTGATTGATTTCTTCGTTGACTGTGGCGCGGATATTTTTGTCTTTGAATGTGTAGTAGGCAGTGCCAGCTTTTTGCACTGCACCAATGGCGCCGGCCACTCCGCCGCTCTGTAGATCTTCAATGATGCCTATGCCAGCATCCAACAATCCACCTTGACCCAAAACAGTCTGTGTGGCTCCAGGTCGTGCCAGGGCGCTGGGCACAGTGTCGTAATAGGCTGGGTCAGCAAATCCAACCACGTTGGTATCAGGCCTTACGCCTCCAATGGCTCCGGTATAGTATTTGACTGTTTCATAGCGCACCGTCATCCTGTGACTCATGGTTCCGCCACCTTGTGAATAATCATAGGTATCATGATTCCACTCTGTGACCATGGGATTGATTAGTATATACTCGGCGAATCTGCGTTGGTTCAGTCCATAGATACGTATGTCACGGAAGAACGGAGGCTTGCCTGAAGCTGATCCATCTAGAGTAGTATAACCGTCGTTGGCGCTTTCACCAATGTAGCCCCAGTCATTGACGGTGCGACTGTTGTCGTAGATGTCTCTGTTGTTGTAGCTGAATCCCACTGGGCTTTGCATCATGGCGGCCATTTGACCGTTGGTGCTGGAAACGTTGTCGTATTTTTGGCTGGGATCTTTGTAGTAGTATTTGAAATAGTTATACCACATGTTGCGCACTAGATCCCCACCATCGTCGTGGAATTCTACCTGCACAGGATTGTAGTCAATCTTGGTCTGTGCCAGCCTTTTACGGTTGTATTGATTCAGTGTTTCCACACTCATCTGGTAACTGGGCAACTGTATGTTCTTGACCATGAGGCCAACCTGTGCTACATCCTGGTTAGGAAAGGCATCACGAAGTGCAGGAACCTGCTGTGTGTTTATGGTAAAGTAAACATGGAATAAGAACTTCTGCCGCGGGGCTAGTTCGTATCCGTTGGTTAGGAAAGTTTTGCTGGCGTGACTGTAAGTTTTTAATGCATCAGCGCCAAAAAATCCTTTGAGGAAATCTTGTCCCCAGGCCATGACGTTTAGCCTACCCCGGTAGCTACGTCACCCACTGTTCTTCCAACCAATGTTCCAACACCTTGTCCAGGAGTCTGGTTGGCGTTGTCAAAGCGTATGGTCATGGTGATTGTCACAGCTTCGCTGGCACCATAGTCCACGTTGTTGTAATTTACGCCTTGCAAGTAGCAACCATAGATTTCCCAGTTTTCCAAAACTACGGGTTCAGCAACACCATTGCCGCCGTCTAGGATTTCAAATCGGGTCAAGAACTTGTAGTCAATACCTGAGGCTGCTGACGCCATTTCCATGAAGTCCAACTGCTTCTGTAGCTGTTCACCAACCAGCCTGGAAACATTGCCGCCGGCGTCATCACGCAGGTTACAGGTAATGTTATCCCAGGTGTATTTGCCAGCCAGTTTCACAGTGCTGTTATAGATGGGCACATCAATGTCAGCAAAAGTCACGCTGGGGCGAGTGAAGTCGATCACTTGCTTGGTGAGTTCTGTGCGAGGCGTGCTGACTCCAAAATTTTCAAATATCACTCTAAAGCGATACTTGAGTTTGGGCATCAACAAGCCCTGATTTGGATTGCTTTGGTCACTGGCCAAAGGCACTGTCATTCTTGTCAACGATGAAACTGCCATGGTATTATCTCCTATATACTTTATTTATGGTTGTTTGGACCATGGTGTTACGCTGCCGTTGCCACGGTGCTGATGCTGGTAGCAATTTCGCCAGTGTTCTTGATACGCAGTGGAATGTAGATGAATTCAACTGCTTTGACTGGTTCAATAGCAATATCAACATAGAGTTCGTTGGCATCAATACGAGCTGGCGTGTTGTTGGTCAAGTCGCAAACCACCAGGTAGTCATAGATACCACGCTTGTTGACCAAGTCAATCATGAGACTGTCGATAGTGTTCTTGATCTCGTTGCGAGTGATCTGATCATTGGGTTCAAACAAGAATGTGTTGCCAATTTCTTGCAATCTACCACGTATAAACGCTACCAAGCGTGCCACGTTGATGCGATCTAGTGCTGTAATATTAGCAGTCGTGGTCTTGTTACCAAAGTTGGTTATACCAATTCCAGGCACAAAAGTGATTGGGTTGATACGCAATTGATACAACACATCACGTAGACTCTGACTTACACCGATGGTGATAAACTCACCAGTGGTAGCATTTACATAACCAATGCGTGCGGCATTGTCCACCACACCGCGGCGTGTTCCGGCCGGTGCCAACCAAGGAAATGCAACTTCATCACTGCGTATGATAGTGCGAATCATCATGTGGCTGGGAGCTGTAACCACTGGGCTGCCGCTCAAGTCTGTGGTCTGGCAGCTGGGATAGAATACTCCAAGGTATACGTCTCCGGTGGCCAAAGCATCTCCAGTAATTGCACTTGCTCCTGCATCATTGGCCCAGTCACTGATTTGGTTGCCGTCGGGTCCAAGACGCAATGGCGTATCGCCAATTACAAATGCTGTGTTTTTGCGATCGTTGTTCAGCTCAACCATGTTGGGAATCAACTCAGGATACTGTGGACAAGCCATCAAGTTAAACTGACGTTGTTCTTCGCGGATCTCCACGCTGGAATCAATTCCGCTTTTGAGAGCAGCCACTATGATAGCCCGCTGAGCCTGGCGACCCATGTAAGGTGCGCCCGAAGACTTGTTGCCAGAGGCTGTGACCCAGGTATTGGTTTCAATGGCAGCCCAATAGCTTGTGTTGCTGGGAGCTATGCCTGCTGTGGGAGGAGTTGCTGTGCAAACATAAATCACACCATTGTAGTTGACAAAATCATTGTAGGCATATTGTGTGGTGCTGTCATACACATCCAGATTAAAGGCAGAAGTATTGAAATAATCTGCTTCAAACTGTTTGACATTGAATCCACTGCGGCGTGTGTTGAACAGCAAGGTTCCTTGTGGATACAGTGCAGGATTTGGAGCATCTAGATCCAAATAGTTGCTGGTTAACAAACTCACTATGGTAGGAATATTGCCAGTGATAGGGTTGGTTGTGCCATTGGGAGCCCAACGAGCATCTGCGAACAAGATACCATTCTGAGTGGTTTGATCTGTGTTGCTGATCTGCACCCACTGATCTGCACCTTCAATGTTACTCCAACGACTGATCACAGGATAGTTTTCCAAATCACTGGTATCAATCCACAGATCACCATACTGTAATGGACTCTGTGCTGTGTTAGTCTGTGTGGTAGGTGCGGTGGTGCTGAATATAGGACCAGTGGCATTGGTCAGACTCAAGTTGTCACCACGCACATCGTTGGTGACATTCTGATAACCCATCCACATTCCATTGTTCTGGATCATGATATCTGCTTGTGTGGTGGCACTGTAATACCAATATGTGCCAGACGCAGGATCTTGATCGGGTGCTGTAGCGCTGGCTGTGTAGGTAAATGTTGGCGAACCTACCCAGTAACTCAACACCAAAGAGCTACCGTTGCCTGGACGCACAAATTCTGTGCTGGTGGTAAATCCTGCGGTGGTCAGCGGTGTACCTGTGTTGTTGGTCAATACGATGTCGCCACCTGCTGAGTGTGTAAACACAATGGAACCTGCACTGTTGACTGATGCTGTCACGTAGCTTGCAAATGTGGACGAACCCACAGCAGCGCTCACTGCTGTGACGAAATCTGCCACTGTAGTGCCAGTTAACTCGGCTGTGACCGAGCTGGCCAATGTGGCCGATCCAGGAATTGTGGCTGCTATGTCAAATCTGTTTCCACTGACAAACGGTCCAGGTGTACTGGTGCTACCTGTGACAATAGTAGATCCCGTGCTGTATCTTTCAAAAATTTCAAGGCCAAATGTCACAGGGTTATTAAATTCTGGATTGGTTGTGGCCACTGTGGTTCCAGCCAGGATGTTGCGTCCACCACCGGATGGATCTATTGTGTAAGTTGCTTGGCTGGTGCTGGAATAGATAGCGCAACCTTGCTGTACAAATTGTCCCAGTGTGGTATTGTATTTCTTGACTACCAAGTTAGCACCAAGGTTCACATTGTTGGTACGTTGCCATACTGAACCTGTGGGTTCAGGTTGATCATCGGTGCTTCTCCAACGTGGTGAAGAATAGTTGGGAGCTGCCAAGAAAGCTGGAGCATAGCTGGTGCCGGTGCTGATACCAAGATCAGTTAACACTGTGCCTGTGCCTGCATTGATTTCTACTGCGCCTTCACCACCGGTACTGCCATCAGCTGTGGCCAAGCTGTTGGCATAAATCTGTAGTTTGCCGTCGATGAATGATGAATAAACTCCAGTAATAGCGGCAGAGTTGATGGCATCGCTGACACCTTCTACGGTGTTATTAGTTGATGGTGGCACTGTGATAAGAGTGCCATTGACACGGAATGTGTTGCCAGCAGTCAATGTAGCCGGAGCCAAAGTGCCTTGTATTGTGGGCCAAGAGGTTTTCCATTCATCGCTACCGATTTCAACCCAGGTATTGTAGTAATCACTGAGGTCAGTGGCGCTGGTTTGATCCACTGTGGGTCCACCGCGCTTGAAATAACCAGGGTTGTTTACATTGGTTGTGACCACAGCATAATCACCAATTGCGCCGATACTCTGCAATGGCACTGTGGAACTAGGTTCAAGATCTGTGGTGTCAGTGATCACTGTGGGGATCTGATTGGTAAAGGCAGCTGTGGTTTGATTCCACTGGAATATACCCCACAGGCTGTCGGCGGTATCAAACCAGTAGGTTCCGTTGTCAGGATTTCCTGTTGGACGTACCAGGCTAGCTGTGAGTGCGGCTAGATCAATGTCAGCACGTTGGATATAGGCACGATTGGTAATACCCAGGGCACTGTAAGCAGCCAACAAACCGTATTCATTGAGCTCGTAACCATTGATAGGAGTTCCTGCAGTGGTCTTGTAAAAGAATGGCACACCAAACGTGGCCGATAGATCACGTTGACTGGTAATCAAATAAGGCCTGTTAGCATTGGCCTTGAGTGTGCCGGCAGCAACACCTACGCCTGTGCCAGAAACTTTGTTCTGTGCTGTGGCTATCAAGATGTAAGGGACCGAGTTGGTAGCGGCAGGAATGTACTGACTTTCGTCAATGACTGTGACTTCTACGCCTGGTGATATTAGTGCCATGGTAAATCCTTTTTTCTAGTTATTGATATTTATTAAAAAAGGCAAAAAGGTTCTCGTATTCTGTCCCTTTGGCAAAGGTTTTGGTGTAAATACAGCATGGATCGACCCGTTTGCCAGGCCTGCAACCAAAGATTTTGTGCTGTAAATTACATTAAAGAAGATGTCACACATTATCGCGGCCGTTGTGAGCACTGCATACGGCGTGGCCGGGGAATAAAGACCCCTGAGCCACGATGGCGATCGTCTGGCTACAAGAAAAAGAATGCCTGCGATCGCTGTGGATTCAGGTCAAGATATGCTGCACAACTTATAGTGTTCCATGTAGATGGAAATCTCAACAACAGCAGTCTACGCAATCTAAAAACTGTGTGTCAAAACTGTGCTGTAGAAATTAAAAAATCAGATATTATCTGGAAACCCGGGGATCTTGAACCAGATCGTTGATCTGCGAGTATAAATGATCCATGGTGCCGTTGTTGTCTATGACTGCATCAAAACGGGTGCCAATCCAGGAAGTTTCGCTGGCATGTATATTGTATTTTTCAAGAGCTATTTTTGCTGTGGTCCACTGCAAGTTTTGTGGACCGGAATTGCTGATTTCTGCTAAATTATACCAATCTGGGTCTGGACCACGGTGCACTCTTATAACTAAACCGCCGGCATTTCTAATGGCTGCAATTTCATTAGGGAATCTGCAGTCTGAAATTACCACATCGTCCGTGGTTTTACGCAGTTTGTTTTCCAGGCTGGCAATCCAGGTATCATCATGAAACGCTCTACGCACTACTTCTGTTCCCCAGTATTGTAGCACCCATCGCGGAGTCAAATCAGGCATGCCCAAGCGTTCGGCCCACCATGGATCCACTTGCTCACGCCAGGCCCTGCTGTGTTTGGTACGCCCTTCCAGCAGTTCACGATCCCAGCCAAACACTGAACTCACAGCGTCTTTGAGTGTGTTGGCAAAACTTTCTCTGCGGAACTGATGTATGTTTACCAGATAGTCTGCTATGGTATCTTTGCCAGCACCAATAAGTCCGCATACCCCAATGATCATCTGATTTCCTTTACGTTCAAGTGTTTGAGTGTTTGTTGTAGCATGTCAATTTGCCTGCGGCAGTCTTCCAGAGCATGATGGCTGGTAGCAGGCTTGGGCAGTTCGGGCCACAAACTATACACAGTTCTAGCATCACGCACATTGTAAAATTTCCAAGGCAAAGGTTTGCTATAGCTCTTATAAGCGTGTTCTAAGATATTTGCATCATACGTGGGTCCGTTCATCCATATGAATTTGTGTTGCCAGGCCAGTTTGTAAAGACTATCAAGTGCTTGATCTAGTGGCACACGCCCTTCTTCCATGAATGCTTCTACCTGTGCTTCTTTCTGGGTTGACCACCACTGCAAGGTACCTTCTTCTATGGCACGATTTTCTTGACTCTCTAGTGTGATGCGAGCATAGTAGCAACGATCGTAGTAGCCGGTACCAAACGGATCAAAGCTCTGGGCCGCAATGGTCAGTATGGTAGCATCTGGTCCAGTGGCCAGGCCTTCTATGTCGATCATCAATGAGCTCATGCTGATATTATAGCATGAATTTTGGTGTTAGTCTATGATGTTTAACCTATGACCCAGGTTAAGGGTTGACTGCCATCAACGTATCTACGCAGATCCTCAATGAGGCCATCCATTTGAGTTTGTGCTTCGGTTTTAAGAGCGGTACCATTAAGCTGGCTGCCGCCCTGTGGGCCTGCATACTGTCCAAATTTTTCACGTGCTTCGCCTATGATCATTTTACAGTTGGCCACCATGTAGTCGCGTATCCATTGTTGGATTTGATAATCTTTGAGCAGATTGAATTCGGGTTTGAGATTATAGGTCCAAAGCAACACATTCTCGCCTGTGCCTTTGGGATCACGTATTAGCTGCAGTTTTTTGGTCACAGGATTCCAGGTGTAGTTCATATAGGCACCAAACATTTTGCCAGCCTGTTCAACATATTGGCTGTAGAAATCATAGGTGGCCAATCCACCAGCCACATTGAAATTCATGAGATACACATTCAAACTTGCTTGGCTGAACGGATCGAAGTTGCTGGCAAATGGACCTGTGCTATCGCCAAAAGTCCTACGGAAAATTTGACGCACAGTGATTACTTCTTGTGGCAAGTCGTAGATGTTGACATTTGTCACTAGCTCTAAAAAACTATAACTTTCTTCGTAGGCATTCTGTGCCCGTTGTCTGTAAACTCCAATGGTTCTCTGATAAGCTGCTTCATAATGTTCGGCATCCAGCTCAAGATCAATGATCTGACTGCCCAGTTGCAGGCTTACATAGTCAAATAGATTCTGTTTTAAGGTTTCTAAGCTGGATTGATTTTCTAAGGCCATAAAGGGAACTCCGTTCCCTTGTATTTACCAGGCCTTGAGTATGATCAGATTCTCGTTGCCACGCCCGTTGAACTTGGTTTCTGTGGCCTTGATGTCCTTGAACACTTTGCGTGCCGCGGGTTTACCACCGCCCAGTAACTCTTTGAGCTGGTCTGCTGGTTTGCGTAGAGTTTTCTGCACAGTCTGTGTGGTATCAAAACCCACTATAGCCGATCCTTTGACACTGAATGTGCCCAGGTGACTGTCAGCTATCACATGGACTAGTTTGCGTTTTTTGGTATCATACAACCAAGCTTCGCTGGCGCCCACCAACTGTGCCGGTGCAACGCCTGTGAGCTTGAGCTCGGCAAAGTCTTTCATGTGCTTAAATTTGGATGAAAGTTTTTCTGGGCTCACAGCTTTTTTAGCACGTGGCTTGCGTTCCACTTTCTTGATCTGCACATAATTACCGCAGTCGGCAATGACCTGCTCAATAAATTTAACACATTGTTTGATTTGATTCTTGGTGAGATGGCTGTAACCCTCCACCAGGTCGGCATCTTCTCCTTCTAGCACTTCTTCAAACTCGGCCAACTTGATCTTCCAGGTATCAGCGATGGTACCCACCATGTTGGGGCTGATATTCATCCCACGTATCTGTGCAATGGGTTTCCAGTCTGCGGTCATTTTGGCACCAGCTGCAATAAATTCATCGAACATGCCTTCTAGTTCGCCGGCACATTCTGAAACTTTTTCACGCAGATGGTCTTGGATTGTGAGTTTTGCTACTGCCACTTCGGCCTCGTCAATGACCTTTTTTATTTCTTGTTTTATTTTCAACATCGTGGCAATCTGCTCGTCAATGATGCACTGTTCATGCTCATTAAGTTGCAGGCCCATCAAGGTCATCCTGGCTACCCAGGCCGGTGTGAGACGGATCTGACTGTCTGGAATGCCACGCATGAGTTTGGCATCCTTGGGTCTGTGATTGACGTCCAGGTACTGGCACAGCATGTCTTTGGCATCTTTTTTGCCATAGTGATAGTTGTACCAGGCAAAGGCCTTGCTGAATGCACTGATGCGATTTTCTTCTGTGGGTTGGAATTTCCAGTCAGGCTCGTGCCCAACATATTTGGTTTCTGCTCCTTTGGGATTCAAGGGCTTGATCACAGTTGCGGCTCGTGCGTTCATGCGTTCTCCTAAGTGTAAAGTATTATTATAACACCCGACTCTTTTTTGGTCAACCGTTCAACAATGCCGCAAATGTTAGATGTTGCTCCAGATTGGTGATGAGTTCGTCGGCTTTTTTGACCAGTTCTCTGTGGTGCAGGGTTTCTCTGTGCAATCGTCGGCATTCCACACTTTCTCTACTGACCGCATTCATGGCCGTGTCTATGTTACGCAACATTTTCAGCAGATCTTTGCGAGCTGTTTTATTTCGTATCTGTGGAATAGCACGCTCAATTTTGTCCAAACGATCCAGTAATTCATCCATGTAATTAATTATATCTGCTTTTGGGTTTCAAGTCAATTTGACCCATAAATACAAGACTATGCCGCGCCTTAGCCTTTATCGCCCCAACAGAACAGCTGATTATCAATACCTTGACCGCAACATCAGTGAAATGTTCACTGTGGGCGGTATCGATATCTATGTCCACAAATATCTGGGTCCTATCGTAGATCCTGCGCAGGCCAACAATCCAGGCGATGCTACCTTGCCCATCTACGACAGCACAAATCCTTTGTTTATTGAAGATTTATTGTTGTTGGAAAATCGTGACCGAGCCTATGATCCTGACATTTTTGTCATGCGCGGAGTGTATAGAACTCAAGACATAGATTTTGATCTCACACAGTTTGGCCTGTTCTTGAACGGTGACACCTTGTTCATGACCTTTCACTACAACGACATGATTGACACCCTGGGTCGCAAGCTCATGAGTGGTGATGTTATTGAAGTGCCCAATCTCACAGACTATCATCCCTTGGATCGTAACTTGCCACGCAGTTTGCCCAGATACTATGTGATACAAGATGGCAATTTTGCCAGCGAGGGCTTTAGCCAAACCTGGCAACCACATCTGTGGCGTATCAAGGCCACCCCCATGGTCAATGCACAAGAATTCAAACAAATTGTTGATCAGCCGTTCATGCCCGAAAACATTTGGGATCCAGGAAACTTTTATCCCAACGGCACCGTGGTCAACAATGGCAATACATATTACACCGCCAATGGCAATGTGCCACCAGGAACAGCCATTGATGCCATAAACCCCAACACTGGACTGCCTTACTGGACTCCGACCACACCCTCCACAGTGGGCGACAAGATGAGCACCAGACCCAAAGATCTGGCACTCAATGATGCCTTGCTTGCACAAGCACAGGCCGATGTGCCACTAAGTGGTTACGATGTTACCAAATTTTATATTCTACCCACAGCCTTTGGACAGCCAGGTGGTGCTGGGTTGACCGCTGACGACACATATCCCACAGTGGACAGCACGCAAACTGGTGAAGGCAACACACCCAAAAGCTTTGGCTATACCATGGGCTATCTCACTGGAGATCAATATGCGCCCAATGGCCTGCCTGTGACACCAGGGGTGAGCTTCCCGCAGAATCCAGTGGTCGGCGATTATGCCTTGCGTTTAGATTATTTCCCCAATCGCCTGTTTAGATACAATGGCAAGACCTGGGTCAAGATCGAAGACAATGTGAGAACAGATCTCGACTTGGCCACAAATGCTCTTACCCAGCGTGCCAGCTTTGTCAACAACACCTACACAGTGAGCACCACAGATCTAGGCAACATACCTAGTCGTCAGAGTCTTAGCCAAATACTCAAACCGCAGGCCGACAACGGTGACCAAGGTGGCAATTTGCCGCCCAATCCAAGACCACCAGGACGATAATGTATATCTACACTATAAAAAATCTCTTCAATGGCAAAATGTATGTTGGACAGACAGTTCAGTCTAATGCCAAGATGCGGTGGTATAGTCATCAGGCAGATTCCCGATCGGGCAAAAAAAGTCATTTATATGACAGCATAAGAAAGTACGGCGTTGAAAACTTTTTATGGGAAGTGGTTGACAGTGCCGGTGATATCGATCAACTCAATGAGTTAGAAACACTATGGGCCAATAAGTTACGAGCTCAAGGTGTGGTTTTATATAACAATAGAGGCACCGGCAACAATAAAAGACACAGTGCAGAAAGTATTGAGAGAATGAAGAATGCTCAAAGAAAAGCCCATACTCGTAGAAGAACCGAGGGACGAGAAGGCGGATGGAAAAGAATAGATGGTGGGGCAATGAGGGGCAAGAAACATAAAGAAGGCACTAAGATTTTGATGAGTCAATCCGCATTTACTAGAGAAGCTCGTAAAAGAGGAGAGCTATAGTGGCAACGTTTTTTTATGACGAACAAATTCGTCGCTTCCTCTTACAGTTTGCTAGAATCTTTTCAAACTTCCAGGTGGCCTATGGTATCAACCAGGCCGGCAAGGAAGACACCTTGGTGCGTGTGCCAGTGCGCTACGGTGATGCCAGCCGTCAAGCACAGACTATTTTGCAAGAAAATTCTGCCAACGACATGCCAAGCACTCCGTTGATGACCTTTTACATCACGGCCTTGGATTATGATCGCCCCAGGATACAAGAACCAAATTTTGTCAGCAATATTCAAGTGCGACAGCGAACATATGATTCAGACACAGATACCTATGACACCACACAAGGCAATGCTTTTACCATAGAACGTCTGATGCCTGTGCCTTATAAATTGACCATAAATCTAGATATCTGGACATCAAACACCAATCAAAAAATGCAGATCTTGGAACAGGTCTTGGTGTTGTTTAATCCTGCTTTGGAAATTCAAAGCACAGACAACTATATTGACTGGACCAGCATGAGTGTGTGCAATCTTGAACGTGTAAACTGGTCAAGTAGAGTCATACCTGTCAACGCAGACAATCCCATAGACATAGCTACCTTGACTTTCAGCATACCCATCTGGATCTCCAGTCCAGCCAAGGTCAAGAAATTGGGAGTGGTCGAACGTATTGTTGCATCAGTTTTTGATGCCCAAGGCGATGCGTCAAATGCCATCCTAGACAACGATTTGTTGTTGGGCACACGCCAGGTGTTCACTCCATATGCATACCAGGTCTTGTTGATTGGTGGCAAACTACAGGCCTTGAGAGAACAACAAGTTGTAGATCAAAGCAATGCCAGTTTAACACCACCTGACAGTCCAGAAAGCAATTTGCTATGGCACAACCTTATTGGGGTGTATGGTGTACTCAGACCCGGAATAAGTCTGATCCGACTGGAGCAAGAGGACGGCACCGATGTTGTGGGTACAGTGGCCTACGATCCCACCGATGACAGATTTTTGTTGTTCACGGTCGACATTGACACTGTTCCGGCCAATACCTTAGATCCGGTATTGAGTGTCATTGATCCTTTGCGCAGTGGGCCTGGTGCAGGGCTTGCGCCAGCTGCCGTTGGCCAAAGGTATTTGTTTACCGAGGATACCGGATCGTTTGATGATGGATATGCTGAAGCCTGGGCCGGAACCAGCGATCAACCACTAGTGGCACATGCCAATGACATTGTGGAATACGATGGATCAAGATGGCAGATTTCTTTTGACTCGACCTCAAGTCCTGATAATATACAGTATGTCACAAATATCACCACAGAAATACAATATCAATGGACCGGCACGACCTGGGTCAAGAGTTATCAAGGCCTTTATCCTGGAGGCACATGGAGCCTAGTGCTATAAACGCTGTAGGAGTTTGGTTCTACGCTGTAGATACCGGTCGCTATCTGTATCTCATGCGAGATGATCCAAAACATCCAGGATCATGGGGCCTGCCTGGTGGCAAGATAGAAGCAGGCGAAAGCCTACGTGATGCCATGTTCAGAGAGTGCAGAGAAGAATTGGGATTTGTTCCCGACTTCATGCGGTTGATACCCATTGAAAAGTTCACCACTGTTGATGGAGTATTTGCCTATCATACTTTTTATTGCAGCGTAGAACAAGAATTTGTGCCCGAACTCAACCACGAACACCTTGGATATGCCTGGATAGATTCTGGCATCTGGCCCAGACCCATGCACCCGGGATTGTGGTCTACTATAAATTTTGAAGCTGTGCAGAACAAGATAAGTGTGATTGAGTCCACTGTTCACACATCACAGTAGCCAATAAAATCAAGATAGCTCATGATCCTTACGTTGGAGCAGTTGACCCAAACGTCTGGCATGCGGGTCTTTTCTCCAATCAACCAAAACTGCGTGCCCGAGTAGGCTGTGAAAACTTCTGCCACTTGATCCTGCCAGGCAGGATGTTCCACAGGCGTTTCGTCGTTGTATCCTAACAAGAAGACTTCTCGGTGTCCGTCAAATGCTGCCAGATACACTAAAGTTGCTATGTCCAACAGATGAGGTTTGTAGGGCACAAGATAGAACTGACCTGGGTTGGCCACACAGTTGTGTGCGCTGGTATAAACAATGTTGTCTTGCTGATAATTGGTGGCTAAGATTTCGTTGAGTTTTGTGCGGTTGGTCTCGACCACAAAGTCTAGCCGCATTTCCTGCGCAATCTCTCCTACGCCGTAAGTTTGTAACTTCAATGAACCCAACAATCCGCCACGATGGCGTTGTAAAATAGTGTGGTTGAATTGCGACCGATCAAAACTGCTGCCAATGCACGCAGCACGTCCCGAGATATGATGATTTTCAATGGGATTAGGAATCCATTCGCGGTTTTCGTTTTTCTTACCACCGCCCCAGCGCGATTCAACTACCACAAATTCGCCAGCGTAGTCTGTGCGATATCGGGCTTGCATCAGGTCCTGCCTACTGCAACTTCTATGATACCCACGGTGTCAGAATTGTAATCTTCCAATGCCTTGCCAATTATGCAGGCTGGTTGATATTGCGTTGCATCAAGAGTTGTTGCAACCCCTGGAGCAGTGCTGGCCACTAAACGGTCACCTTTGGCAATGCTCCCAACAACCTGGCAAGGAACTCGTCCTACCAGAGCCACCGGAATCACATGATCGCCTGTGAGTGTGGCATTCATCAAATAACTAGGATTGGTTGATACGATGCCGGCCACACGAGTGCTATGGCTTGCAGTGCTTTGTGTTACTTCGGCTGTGCCACCAAATTCTACCACGGTGCCGGGTGCGTAGTAGGCATCGGCCACATACATCTCGGCCAAGTCGGCGTATTGTGCTGAAGTGGCTCGGGCAAATATGGTGTTGTAGCTCAATGTGGCGCTGCCAATATTTGCCGTGGCATTGGCTGTTGGCATGATATTGGCGCCGGTGTTGATATTTCCAGTACCGTTGGGCGCCAAACTGATGTTGCCGTTGCTGCCGGTGCTGATGGTCAATGCACCTGTGTCAGTGATGTTTCCGGTTACACTTATGTCTCCAGTGACCACGACACCAGTTGTGGTAAACACTGCAACATTGCTGGTTCCGCCTACAGTGATGTTGGCATTGCCGCTGGCGGTTTGGATGTCAATGCTGGTTGTACCATTTTGAACACGATCACCCAGAATGTTACCACTCAGTGTGGCATTGCCTGACACTGTGAGATTTCCTGCAATGTCTACAAGGCCTGGACTGATAGTCATGACTGTTGAGCCGGCCACGTTGCTACGTATGTTTCCGCCCGAAGCAATTACTGCCACACTTGATGTTCCAAAGCTGATGCTGTTGGCACTCAGAGCTGATATTTGGCTGGTTACATAGGACACAGTGGCAATGTTGCTGCCGCCCGCTGTGATAGCATCATGCACCCGCAAGGTACCATTTGTGGTATCCACTGTGATTTCACCCAGGGCACCGGTAAATGCCGCATTTTGTGCATTGGTTCCGCGTCTATATTGTACTTGTGTTGCCATTTTAAGTTCCTATATGCTATTTATGTTACTATTGCACGGTCTGTTACTCTGCGCCAATTTGTGCCGTCAGCAAAGGCCGGTACTGGTCCGCCGGTTTCGTTGGTCACATATATCATGGCCCCGGCTATCGCGGCACTGGGCAACGTACTGGTGGTATAACTGGGCAAAACAAACTGATTTGGATAGATCAAGCCCGATATAACCAGCGTTCCAAGATCTGATTCAGCATCTACAGCTTCGGTTACCAGTCCCAGATCGTCTGATAACGTAACTGGTTCAGTCACTGTGCCAAAATCTGCGCCGTCCACAAAAATGTCACTGACACCCTGAGCACCAATGGTTATGGTGTCTGTGGCGGGATCAACTGTAATACTGATACCAGTGCCGGCTGTCAAAGTCAGGGTATCGGCTATGCTATCTGCCACGGCACTGTTGCCACCAGTGACCGTGACGTTGCTGAACGCATTGATACCAGACAAGCCGGCACCGTTGCCCAGGATGTTACCGCCAGTGATATTACCAGTGGCACTTACAATACCACCTGTCAGTATGTTACCACCCGTGACGTTTCCACTCAATGAAGAACTACTACCAGTGATAACACCACCAACTGTACTAGCTGCCGTTTGCGTACCAGTAACTGAACTAGAACTTCCGGTAATCACACCACCCACAGTGCTTGCGGCTGTAGCTGTACCGGTGACACTGACACTTGTACCTGTTATAACACCCCCGGCCACTGATGCGGCTGTGACTCCACCTGTGACACTGACACTTGTACCTGTTATCACACCACCTGCCACTGAAGCGGCTGTGGTAGTGCCAGTGACACTTGTACTTGAACCTGTGATTACTCCACCTACTACACTGGCAGCAGTTACAGCACCTGTGACACTTGTGCTTGTTCCAGTGATTACACCACCTACTGTACTTGCGGCTGTTTGTGTACCAGTGACACTGGTACTTGTTCCTGTGATTACTCCACCAGCTACGCTGGCCGATGTAACTCCGCCAGTGACACTGACTGTGGTTCCTGTGTGATTGGTGGCACTTATGTTGCCACCGGTGATATTGCCACTGGCCGATAAACTTGTTAATGTGCCAACTGCGGTGATATTTGTTTGACTGGCTGTGGTGATTGTTCCTGCTAAACTTGCACCAGTTACCGTTCCAGTGACTGACATGCTTGTGCCGGTTATGACACCTCCAGCCACTGATGCAGCCGTGACTCCACCCGTGACACTTGCGCTTGATCCGGTTATGACACCACCCACTGTACTTGCGGCAGTAACAGCACCGGTTACACTCAAACTAGTACCTGTGGCGGCTCCAATGTTGGGCGTGGTCAATGTGGCACTGGCCTTGACCGAGATATTGCCACCGCCATCAAAGGCTGTGGTCACACCATCAACTTTAGCTGAGAATACTGTGCCATTTAGAACAATACCAGCACTGGTATTGGCTGTATATGTTTGACTTGAACTGAACTGAGAAAAAACAATGTTGCTGGTACCAAATGTAATGGTGCCTGTTGGAGCACTGACAATGAAAGCTGACCCCGCGTTAACGTTGCCCGACGACACAAAGAAGTAGTCATTGATGCTCAGGGTTGACTGACTGCCAGCACCGTAGGTGTCTGCATCTGTAGCACGCACAATGTTTGTGGCGTTGGCCCAGGTATAAACACCGTTGAATACTGCATTGGCTTCGTTCTTGACCAAGATACGTGTGCCCACAGTTTGCACATTGGCTGTGTCAATGAGATTGAACGTGCCTGTTGTGGTCAACAGCGCACCAACACCGTTGCTGGCACCATTGGGTTGAGTGTAGGTGATTGTACCACCTGTAGTAGTGGCCAAGGTTGTGGTAGTAGCTGCAACCACAGGTTGATGATAACTAATTGCTGTTGACACCGCATTGTCCACATACAACTTGGTGGCCGCATCCTGATTTTGCACTGGTTGTGCCAGACCATTGATGTTTTTGCTGTTTATGACTACGTTGCCAGCCGGCTGAAGATTGATGTCGCCAGCACCTGTGACAATGTTCATCGTACTGGCATCATAGATGTTTGTGGCTACAACCAAATTGGCACCTGTGACGTTGCCAGTTACGCTGGCGCTTGTACCTGTTATCACTCCACCAACTACGCTTGCGGCTGTTGTTGTTCCTGTAACACTTGTACTTGAGCCAGTGATTACTCCACCCACAGTACTTGCAGCGGTTTGTGTTCCTGTTACTGACGTTGATGTGCCGGTTATTACTCCACCCACAGTACTTGCAGCGGTTTGTGTTCCTGTTACTGACGTCGATGTGCCGGTTATGACACCACCAGCTACACTGGCAGCTGTAACGCCACCTGATACACTAGCACTGGCACCTGATACTGCTCCAGTCACTGATGCTGAACTACCAGTAATAACACCACCCACAGTACTTGCGGCTGTAGCTGTACCGGTGACACTAGAACTTGACCCGGTGATTACACCACCCACTGTACTAGCCGCTGTTTGTGTACCTGTGACACTTGTTGATGTTCCTGTGATCACACCACCTACAGTTGAAGCAGTTGTCACCGTTCCTGTTACTGATAAATTGGTACCTGTATGATTTGTGGCCTGGATGTTGCCACCGGTGATGTTTCCGGTAACACTGGCCAATCCAGCAGTTAAGATGTTGCCACCGGTGACGTTGCCAGAGGCACTAAATGCGCCGCCGTAGGTCAACGGTCCAGAGCCAGCTCGACCCAGTGCTGTGCTATCAGCATTACCAAACACAATGTATCCGTTAAGAGCACTCTGCTGACCACGAACGCTCATGGTATCTGCAATGTTGATATCGCCAATCCAGACGTCGTCACCCACTCGGAAGTTGGTTCCTGCCCCGTTGTTGATTGCAGCCACACTGTTGGCTGTTACACCACCACTCACTGATGTTGATGTACCTGTTATGACTCCGCCCACTGTACTGGCTGCAGTTTGAGTTCCGGTGACACTGGTACTAGTTCCGGTTATTACGCCACCTGCCACTGAGGAAGCTGTTACAGTACCTGTGACACTGACTGCTGTGCCTGTGTGATTGGTGGCACTGATATTGCCAGAAGTAATATTGCCTGTGACACTGACTCGACCTGTGACGTCTAGCCCACTGGTACTGAACACTGCTATGTTACCGGTGCCACCCACTCCAACTGTGACATTGCCACCAGAACTGACTACTGTGACATTACTTGTACCATTGTTGATATTAGCCACGCTGGTTATCACACCGGTGAGCAAACTACCATTTCCTAATATGTAATTTCCTGAAACATTGCCTGTGGCTGAAATCAATCCACTAGTAAGAATATTACCACCAGTGATGTTGCCAGCGGTTATGGTTCCTGTAGAACTTATAGTATTGCTGCCATAAGCGGCCAAGAACGCGGCCACGTTGGCATTGGAATATGTTGCTGGCAACCCTGTGAGTTGGCTACCATTACCTAAAAAATAATTTCCAGTTATGTTGCCGGTAGCACTGATCAGGCCACTTGTGAGTAGGTTACCGCCGGTTATGTTGCCTGTGACACTGACAGTATTGCCCCCTGCGCCGCCGGTGAGAACCGGCAAGCCGTCTACAGTCAGACTTGTTGCGGTGGCAGCTAGATTGATGTTGCCCATGTAAATGGTGCTATTGGCTAGCCAGAGGTCTTTCCAACGATTGGTTGTGTTGCCCAGGCTGTAGGTCACATTGGCCGAGGGATTGATATTGGCTGTAGCTGTGATCGCCGTGGCAGTAAATGCAGCCACGTTGGCTGTGCCAGCACTGCTTATGGTCACAGCGGCATTTGAATTGACCACCACATTTGACGTGCCACCTGATATGGAGTTGGCCATGTAGTTTTGTGTGAAGGTCAGAGCTGTGGTGTTGATTACAATGGGATCGTCAGTGATCAGTTTCCACTGTGTGTCGGCATAGATGGCACCTTCTGTGACCATGACGATCATGCCGGCTTCAATTTCACCGTTTTCGTTGCCGTCGCTGGTCCTGGCCCAGGTGCCATTGGCGCCCGATCCCAAGGTAGTAATGTAGTAGAGTCCGTTTTGACTGCCTGTTGTTTGACCTGTGACTAGTACACGATCGCCCAGGCTCAGTGTGATGCCATCGACCAAGCTGGGTGCTCCACCGCTCAAGGTGACATTGGTGGTGGTAACTACTCGCGTGGACTGTTTGTAGTCTAGGTTAAATATCTGCGCGGCACGCGGTTTGGTTAAGCCCATGGTTGTTCCATTATTATCCAATATTTAGCCAAAAAAATAAGGCCCGCTGAGAGCCTTACTTTTCTGGGTGTGTGCGTTGTTTACACGCGACCAACCACGATTTCTATTACTGAATCACCGTCACTGTCAGCTAGAGCTTTTCCAATCACAGTGCCAATGGCAGGATTGGCCTCTGCACGGGCTAGACCGTTGCCGGCACTTACCATCATGTCGCCTTTGCGTACTGTACCAGTTACGCTTGTGGGCACACGACCTGTAAGTGCTACCATGGCTGTGTGCGCACTTTGCAAGCCGTCGTTCATTCTATAGCTGGGGTTAGTTGAAATCACACCTGCCACACGTGTGTCAGATGCCACACTGGCAATAGTAACTTCTTGGCTTCCACCAAAACTTACCACGGTACCAGGAGCATAATCTGCGTCAGCGGTGTATTTTTCTGCCAAGTCAGCGTATTGTGCTGAAGTTGCTTTGGCAAACACAGTGTTGAAGTAGTTAGTAGCACTACCAATGTTGCCAGTAGCGTTGGCTTGTCCGTTGACAATGTCTTTGTTGGCAACAATAACACCTGTGCCATTGGGTGACAAGGTAATGTTGCCGTTGGAGCCGGTGCTGATGGTCAATGCACCTGTGTCAACAATGTTACCACCTAGACTGACGTCGCCACCGGTTATTATGTTACCACCCGTGACATTACCACTGGCACTGACTGTGGCACCGGTAATGCCTGCTGTGGCACCTGCTAATACAGTTTGGCCTCCGGCCGGGTTTGTAAATATCAGCGATGTGGCGTTGGCACTGATCTGGCTGTTACCCAAATAGATCGTGCTGTTGGCCAACCATAAATCGTTCCAGCGTTGAGTTGTGCTACCCAAATTGTAGGTGATGTTGGCACTGGGCAACAGGTTTGTTGCCAGGGTCAATGCACTGGTACTGAATACCGCCGTATTGCTTGTGCCACCAACTGTGATGTTGGCGTTGCCACCGGGTGTTTGGATATCAATCTGTGTGGTGCCGTTTTGTATACGATCACCCAGGATGTTTCCGCTGAGTGTGGCATTGCCAGATACGCTCAAGTCGCCTGTTATAGCTACCAATCCTGCACTGATTGTTTGTACGGTTGTACCGGCTATGTTGGCACGGATGTTACCACCACTGGCAATAACTGTCATGTTTGACGTGCCGTTGGTGATAGCAGTGCTGTTGATGTTTCCGCCCAAAATAGTTCCGTTGACACTGAGGTCGCCTGTGACATTGACCTGTGCAGTGGTTGGACTAACTGATACCACAGCATTGCCAGGGCTGTTGCTGATCTGAGTAACCGTGGTTGTTGTGGTGATTTGGCGCACATCAATCACGTCACCGCTTGCTGGAGCTTCTGTGAATGTGAGCACACAGGTTGGATTGGTTCCTGCCACAGCATAGGCCAGGGTTGGAATCTGTACCACACCGTTGATGCTGACGATACAGCTATTTGTGGTCTGTGTGCTGCCTAGCGTAAAAGCCACTGTGCTTCCGTCGCCGTTGAACTGCTCGTCGGCTATGACAGTAAACACTGGCACACCCACCGAAGTCCATTGACTGTTGTCGTAGACTTCCACAGCGTTGGTAGTGGTGTTGAAACGCAACATGCCTGTGACGCCTGTGCTGGGTCGCTGAGCAGTATTGCCCACTGGCGCTTTGATTGACGTGGTTGTGTCAAAGTTTACGATGGCATTGGTAACCTGTGTGCTTGAGCCAAAGCTGGCTGTGCCAGTTCCGGCATCCACATAGAACACGTTGGCCAAAGTATCGCCATCTACTGCAAAGTCAGTGTCAAGGTCTGAACCATTGATGGTGATCCTGCCTGCGGCTGGACCATCTACAAAGCCCGATGACAGTATGAGATTGGCGCCATTGATGTTGCCAGTTAGACTGGCTGTTGATCCGGTTATGACACCACCCACTGTGCTGGCAGCCGTGACAGTGCCTGTTACACTGGCGCTTGATCCAGTGATTACACCACCCACTGTACTGGCCGCTGTCACAGTGCCACTGGCACTGACTGAGGTGCCAAACACATTGCCATTGAAATTGCTTGCATTGACGTTGGCACCTACTGTGAGTACGTTTGATGCTTTGTTGAATGTGAATCCAGATACTGCGTTGG